TTGTATCATTTAGTTCATAAATTTTATTTGCAGTTAAGAATGTAGTACCATAAGGAAGCTTGTAAGAACTTGGTTGGTCATTTACACAACAAGCATCATACGCAGTGTTATCTCCAACAGTTGCAGAACTTTCTTTTATATTAGTAATACTTACAGAACAAGTTGCACAAGCTGTAGAAGTTGATAATGTAGGGTTAGCTCCTGCTGAGCCTGCAAGCTCTCTAACGCTTCTTGAGCCGGGAGCAATACTTAAAGTATAATAACCATCACTTTCTGCAGTAGTTAAAGCAGTGTCATCATAAAACATAGTTGCTGTTGCAAACGTTTCTCCTTGTGCTACGTATACTGTCACAGAATAAGGTGCAGTACCTCCACCTCCAACGTCACAACAAGCTACTGTTTCATTAGTATTGTTATAAAGAAGGGTTAATGTGTCGTAACAAGTAGGACAGGTAGTTAAATTACCTAAAGTTCCACTTGCTTGTTGTCTATAGTTAGCCATAATATTTTTTTATTTTCTTTTTACAAAGATAGTTAATATATTTTTTACTTTATTATTCTTTTAATCCACTGATATTTATTCCTTTTAGAAATATATTCTTTATTATATTGGTTTGAATATGCTTCTCTTTCAAAAGAAATATTGTAATAGCCTTTTTTAAAAGACTTGTATATTAGTGATTTAACTAACCACTCTAAAACATATAAAATATAGAACGGTAAAACCAATAACTCTTCGGCTTGCTTTATGTGTATTGACTCGTGAACAACCAATTTATTTACCCCTTGCTTTTTGTTTTTTTCTTTTAAAATAATAAAAGGGTAAATAGTTATTCCTCCTATATTTATAAAAATACTTAGTCGTTTTAATATCTTGTCGTTGTATATTATTATTGGTGTTATCATATTGTTATTCCACAGTATTGATTAGATGTAATTACTTGTTGAGAATTTGATTGTTGTGAATAAAAACTACAAGCTGTAGCAGATGGAGCACAAGCTGTTGGGTTACCGCTACAAACCAAAGTACCTACAGTAATTTCTCTTGAGGTAATATTAGTATCAACCCAACTAATTTCACCATTAAGAACAATTTCATTCGCATCAAATGTAATTTGCTCTGTGGATTCAATTTCTATTCTAAAAGAACCTTCTGTAAAATTAAGATTCCCATTTGCTCTTCTTCGTGTTATAGTTGTTATGTTGTTTCCTGTTGCAGGTGACGTAGCAGTAAACAAAGGAGCTACATTTTCTGTACCACCTTCAGGTGTAAAGTATACATTTAAAATATATATTTTAGTATGGTCTGCAGAAACCGGTTCTACTGTTAATTCAAATCCCCATCCTAAAGCTATATTGTTTCCTGCTCCAAACTGACAATTAATTGCATTAGTTGTCCAACCACTAGAAGTTCTATTCATGGTAACATTAACTAAATTGCCTTGTGTATCTGTTTTTTGGCACTGAGTACTTTGACCATACAGACTTGCTAGTTGATTATACGTTCCTGTCATTGAACTTACAGGTCCTTGAAATAAATCACAAGCATATCCTTGAGTACCATATACGGTAGATGTTGCAGGTGTTAAAGTGCTAACATTAGCTACAAGACCACACTCTACTGTATTCAAAGCTGAGTTAGATATAAATCTTATTTCATCTCCAACAACAACAGGATATGTAGATACAGCATAATATGTATTAGTATCACAACCTGTTATCTCAATAGTTTTACCTGTACAGTCTCCACAATTTGATGTTGATACTATTACACCTCCTGATTGGTATCTAACAATACCATCTGCTGCATAGTATCCATCACTAGCTTTTATAGTTAAATCTATATTACTATAAACTGCTGTTGAATTACGTAATGTATTACCATCTAAAAAATATTCACCTTCTACTGCTGCCATTTTATATTAATTTTATTAAACACAATTTTGTATTTGAACTACTCCTCCGTTATTATTAATCGTATAAATTCTACTTCCTGCACTCATATAATAGTTTCCTGCTGAAAGGTAATTACCACCTGTTTGATTGTAATAAACTACATCATTTATTTCAGGTGTGCTTGAAGTATTCCCAACATTTTTCCACACAAAGTAAGTTTCAGGAGATGTTGTACAAGCTACAGAGCTTCCTACATTAGTAGATGAGCCAAATGCACTTCTTGAACAAATAGCACAAGCTGAAACAGATTCTAATAATCCTGAGTTGTTATTAAGTATTTGTCTAGTATCAGTTCCTGTAGCATCAACTATATAGTATCCTGCGGGTGCTGCTACTGTTCCTGCGGCATCTAACCATAGTGAATGAGCTGTATTAAAAGTTACTACTTGGTCAAAGTTCTGACTAGACATATAATAAGTAGTTCCCGGTCCTCCTGAAAAACAACATAAACTAGTTGCATTTGTATTGGTATCTAGCACTACTGATGTCAATACTTTTCCTGCTGCATAAAAACCATCTGCTGCTTTTAAAGTTAAATTACTATCGCTATAAATATCTGTAGCGGTACTAAATATTTCTCCTTGAGCAACATAAACCTGAGAAGAGGTAGGCACTTCACAACAAACTCCATCTGCATCATTTGCATCATAACCTAAAGTTAATAAATCAACACACGCATCACAATTAGATAATGTTCCTAAAGTTCCATTTCCATCTGATATTTGTCTAAAAGGCTGAATACCTGTTCCATCTCCTTCTACATAATAAGCATTAGGAGCAGGTATTGTTAAATCTGTATCAGTATAAAGAATAGTAGCTGTTGTCCAACTTGTCTCTGAAAAAGCAAAGTAATAAACACCTGTAGTAGAAACACCACAACAAGCATCGTCTTCTAAAGCTGATGTCTTTAATTCAACAGACTTCCATACACTACTAATACAATCACAACAAGCATCATATATATCTGTTGAGTCGTAACATAATAATTTACTAGTAGCAAGATTTGTTCTATAAATTAAATATAGATATGCATCTGATGTATTTGGCATTGTAAATGTAGCCGCATATACAGTAGGAATAAAAATTTCTAAAGGAATATCTTGCTCTCCCGCTCCTTCGCAATTTGGGCAAGCAGAATATCCTGCAAATATATTACCGCTACCTGCACTTCTTCTTTGTATAGTAGGAAAGTTAGAGTTATGTAAACCATAACCTATTGATATTGCAGCCGGTATTGTTAAAGCTGCATCAGTATATAATGTAGTAGCATCTATAAAACTTTTATTATAAGGAATGTAATAAGTTGTAGTAGATATTTCACCACAACAATTAGCTTGGTCTCCCGACTCCCCATAATTTGTTGCAACACTAATTTCTATTTGTTTAGAAACAAAATATGTTGCCTCATTTGATAGTGAAACCAATGAGTTTATATCACTTGAATTATTAGAATAAAGAGTATTGCTTGTGTAAAACCTAAGCTCATCATTTGCTTCTTCCCAATCAAACGTATCACCATTTTGTTTTGTTACATACATAGTAACCGTACTTCCATTTGTAGGAATATTAGCTTGACCTTTATTACCGGATGTAGCAAAATACTCGCTTACAATAGGAGTAGTTCCTTCTTGCATTTCAACTCTAAACTGTTGCCTTGGAGAAGTGTACCCGTTAAAAGAATAATCATAGCCATAATGAATACTTTCTTCTGCATCATAGTTAGCTGTTAGGGCTAATTGAACAATAGTTAAAGGTTCAGAAGAAACACAATTTGTTGTAAGTTGAATTGTTTCACCTGCAGAAGATTGACCTGTAATAGTTAAACTAGCTGTTGTTCTTAATGGGTTTTGTTTAGTAAAAGTAAACGAGCCATTTTGAGTAACAGTTCCTGAAGAGGTTTCTTGTCCATCAAAATTTACAGTAATATTATATGAACCTCCTGAAATTACATAATCAATTGTAGATGTTCCTACATCAGAACCAAGCTCTACACAAAATAATTTTTGATTAGAATCTATAGAAAAATCATAACCAATTGTAATACCACAAGAAACACATTGTGAATCCACAGGTAAATTTTTATCCGTAACTGTTAATATGTATTCATCGTGATAAGGGTCGTACCCTCCTAGCTTTTGAGTGTTTATATTAGATGTAAACAAATCTCTAAAGTAGCTTCTCATACCTGATGTAGATATAACAGATAGCTGTTCATTTTGATATGAGCCTCCTTTTAACTGAAGTACTGCTCCACGTTTTTGGTCAGTAAAATATTTATTAAAACCAAATTGAGCAAAACTTTCAGGGTTTTCACTTATACCATAATCTTCTAATCTTGCTATCTGAGTACCTAATACTTCAGGTATAGATGTAATAGCTCCACCTGCTGCGGCATCAGATAATAAATTTTTACCCGCAAGTACATAAGATATTTTATCTTCTTGAAGAGTAAGTATATCTGTGCTTCTAGAATATAATTTTTGTATTGAACCAAATGATTCTTCTAAAGATTTGTAATTTACTAATCCTAAGTTAAATTCATTTAGCTTGTTTACATTATTCTCATTATTATATACCCCACTATAAGTTAAATCAGCTTTTCTTTTTGCTTCTTTATAATCTTGTGAAGCAACAGCAGTTACTCTTTCTCCAAACCCAAAAGCCTTTCCTTTTATAGAGTCTTTTATTTTGTAACTCTCTGAACCATTTCCAAAACTAAAACAGTTAAAGAAATCAGTTTCTACAATACCCATCTGAGCTATTGTTTGGTTGGCTACATTTCCTTGATGGAATCCATTTACAATAGAATATGTGGTAGGAGACTCAAAGAAAATATCAGGAGAAGTTTCATCAGGCTGAGTTTCAAAAATAAAAGTAGAGTCAGCTCTATATACTGTAACGTTAGCAGTTACATTTGAACTTGCACTTCCACTACCACAACCTTTGTAGCTACTTCTTATTGAAAGAACCATTTCATTTGTACTGCTGTTTCGCTGAAACTCAAATGCATAATTTGTTGTTTGTGGAACAGGTGGTACAAATGAAGTAACTAATTTAGGGGTAGAACTGTTTGCACCAAGAAGTTCTGTAGTGTAATTAGTATCACACTCACCCTCTCCTTGATTTAGTAATTCAGCTATATTGTCTCCAATAAAAAAATCATACATATTACTATATGTTCTACTAGAAACTAAATCTAAATCAACAGTATATATTGCTCTTTCACAACTAGAAGAACATCTATTTTTGTAACCTCTTCTATATCCTTTAAAATAAAAACTTATTCTACTATTTTCAGGAACAGTATAATCTACCCAATTTCCTGCAGAATCTTGTTTATTCATTGGATAAGTTATCCAAGGAAAATTTCTTGATTGTCTTGTGTTTGATATTTCTCCGGGAGCTATTACTGCATTAGAAATATTTGCAGTTGAAAAGCTCGTAGCGTTAAGTTTTATGTATACACCTGAAGGAACTTCAAGAGGGTCTCCACCCGCAGGATTTATAGGCTCAATAAAATCAGCCTCTTGTGCTTTTTTTTCTAAAACAGTAGTTAATGTTTTATTTGTTCTTGCTCCATTAACATCTGTCTTTACAATAAGAACGTCACCTTCTTCTACTTTGGCTGAGTTTTCTCCTTCAAGCAAAAAGTATGTGTCATTAGTTATAGGGTCTAAATAAGCAATATTACTAAATATAGTTTTATAAGAACCACCATCAGATTTAATTGCGAATTTATAACCTTTAGCCCAATAAGGAGGTTTTTGAGAAGTTGGTATATTAACTTGTATTTTGTTTTGAGTAACGGAAGATGCAGGAGGGGTACTAATAGTATTTGTATTACTAACCAATGCTGTTGTAGCTCTACTATACTCATCAACATATATCATTGAAACCTCATAGCTTCTATCGCTATGTAAACTTTTAGGATTACCAACTGAATTATAACTAGCAGTTGGAACACCTAATATTTTATAGTATTCAAAAATAATATCCCCTGAGCTGTTTTCAAACTCCATAGCAATATTAGATAGCTTTAAAAAATTTCCTGATAAAGTAATTTCTATAGCTTGGTCAAGTGCTGTTATTCCACTTCTTTTCTTTTCATAGTCTCCAAGTGCTGTTGGAATACCACAATTTACTGTATCTGTAAAAGTAAATCCATTACAAGAATCTTGAACACTTAATATATTACCTCCTGTTACACCAATTACATTTACAAATTCATCTGATGTAACTAATTCATTTATATTATTGTATACTTTATTAATAGGAAATATGAGAGACACCACAATGTCTTGTGAGATTTCAGTAGGAGGTACTGCTGCACCAACTGCATGAAAAGAATCATGCTCTAAAACATATTCAAAAGAAATTTCTGCCCCCACTTCTGTAGGAAATATATTTGTTGGTAAGCTAATTCGAATAGCAGAATCTTGAATTACTGTACTATAATTTCCAACAGTATAAGAGGTTTGTGATTTAGTAACAAGTAAATCTAAATCAGTTGCATCTACAGAGTTTAAAGACAAATTGTATCTTAAATCAAGAGCCTCACCATTAGAGTCTTTTAAATCATATCCATCTACATAGTTCCCATAAATTAATCTATTACCCATTAATGTTTGAGCTTTAGCTTTGTGAGGAACGTTATCGTATAGCCTTAATAATTCTGATTCAGGTAGAACCGTAAATATTTTACTATTACTAAAAGTAAAAGAATATTTTGTATTGTCTGAATAACCTAAGTTATATTTGTTTATTTTTTCAATAACTTTAATAACATTGCTTTCAGCCTCTTTAAACAAAAGGTCAACACCTATAACCAATTCTCCTCCCGTATTAAATGTTACGTCTACAGCATTATACTGATTAACCATACCATCGTTTACACCACTTTTTATAGAAGGTTTATAAGCTTTAGGGTTAAAAGCTATTTCACTCCAAGGTGAAGTCGCACTATATTCTCCGCTTTCATATAAATACCTATAAGCAAAAGAAATAAATCTTTCAGTTAAGAAGTCAGAGTTATTATTTACATTAGTCATAGCTAATGTAGGTGCTGTAAATGGAGGTTTTTTAATAACTAAAATATCCTCAGAAGAAAACCTATCCATATAGTTGGCAGGGTTCTCATAGTTATTCATTGTATTAATAACCCTTGGAGGATTTAAGTTGTCTGTGAAAAACAACAAGTCATCAATTTTGTTTACACCTGTAATAAGATGTTTAGGGTCAAAATTTAATGTAGTGTTTTGACCTGAACCATCATCAGAACTAATTACATGATATGCTAAGATATCTGAATTAGTATTGTATGATAGTATCATATCTATTTTACCTGTAGCTGAAGCTGAAAATGAGCTGTCATGCACAAACCAATAGATAGTATCTTTTTGGCTATCGTGTAAACTACCTATACAAGTTGCACTACTACTTAGATTTATGCCATTAAAATTAAGCATAGTCAAAGAAGTGTTTCCTAATGCATTCTCTACAGAACCAATTTCAGAAGCTTCAGTAGAACCTAATCTTACATTTAATGCATCTACATACTGACCGTTAGGAACAAGTCTCTCATCGACACTTTTGTTCATCTTACCGGCAACAAAATTCTTTTGAATATCCGCCATATTACTTTATCCACTTATCTCTTCCTCGAAGATTCATTAATAGTCTTCCGGGATGAATATTACTAATTCTAATTTTTGCATTTCTTAAAAGAGCTGTCTTGCTTTTACGTGCTCTATTTACTATGTACTCTTGTACACCAAGTTTACTATTTAAAATAGCGTACTGAATATAAGCATATACATAATCTTCAAATAATTTATTTACAGTTATTAAAGTGTTGTCTCCGCCTTCCATACCATCTGATACATATTCCACAACAACAACTTCGTCATCAAGAGATGAATCAAAGTTTATAACACCTGCTTTAGAGTCTATTCTAAATGTAGGATTCATATTTGCTGTCTCGGTATTTAATCCAAATCTAGCACCTATCTCAAAATCAAAGTACCATCTGCCATCATAGTTATATCCATACTGATTATTGTATGGGCTATTACTATTTAAGTACATTGTTTTTAGTTGTTTAGTTATTCTCAAGGTATCAAGCTCAGAAGTTGTTGATTCTATATTTCCTGCAGAATCAAACAAAATCTTTCCTTGACTATTTTGAAGATAACTAGAAGCTCCATTTGCTTGAATGTTTTCACCACAAGGCATAAGAACTCCATTTCTTAAAACAGATATTCTAACCCAATTAACAAAATCACTAGGAAGAACAAATCTAAACTCATCATCTAGCTTTAGTTCTAAAACTTTAATCTCTTTAAAAGCGTCATAGTTTAATTCTTGAACAGCTCTTTTTGCATGAAACAAAACTTTGTATTGTTCCTCGTTATTAATTAAAGAGTGATTTCCACTGTACATTAACATAAAGTTATTTACAATGTCTTCTAAACTAACGTATTGGTATGAACCCCAATTCTTATTTGTTGGAGCAGTACCTTCGTTTTCGTAATATTGATATTCACTTAAGTATGCCATTATCTTTCATCGTTATTTTCTTGTTGCTCTTGAGCAATTCCAAAATTAGTTACTGTATTTTCTCTAATAGATACACCTGCATATTGTAAAATTTTATTTACTAAATCAGGTTCATAATCTGCAGGCAACTCAAAATCTTGATAACCGGTTAATGATGGGTTGAATATAGGTGTTCCTTCAAGTAAACTACTATATGTCCAATTAGGAACTTTAGGGTATCTTATGTAGTTTACTTCAATTGCTCCTGCAGTTGCAATAGTAATAGGATAAGCATCTAAAACATTTCCTGCTAAAACATACGCAGGAAATTGATTGTTAGGAGCTGTTAGATTAGAATTTAATAATCTTCTTATCTTATTTGCAGATATTTTTTCTACAGTTTTATTATTATAATATACATCATTAATAAAATACCAATCATCAGGTAAAAGATATTTATTTTGAAAAACATATTGTGGAGTATTAAAAGTATTAAAGTACTCTATAACTTCAGCTAAAGATTTAGATATATTTGCATACCCTGTTCCTGATTGCCTTGCGTTTTCTTTATTAATTTGATAATTGTATTCATAAAATACATCTTCAAATAAATCTAATTGAGCTTGTTTAGCAAATAGATTAAAGTCTGAAGGAGATAAGTACCCATAGTTGTTTTTATTTAATACTGCCAAGACAGTATTTCTTACAGAGTTTATCATTGTTATTATTTTTCTACAAAGATAACTAAAAAAAAAAGAGGCATCTCAGTTTCCTAAAGTGCCTCTTTATATAAATAATTATTGTTGTTACTCTAATTTTGATTCCAACATTTTTAATGCTTCAATTCCATCATCGCTTTTCAAAAAAGAAGATACGATATAAACAGGGTCTTCTCCATAAGGAACAGTTAACATTTTCTTTTTATTAGAAGAGGTGTTATAAAATACATCCTTTCTATTATTTCTAAATGACAAAATGTTTTGGTCAAAGAACAAAGCTACTTTGCCTTGAAGCTTCAACATAGGGTCATTAATTGCATTCATAAAAGAATGCGGGTCTCTTTTTGCAAAAATTAAAATATCTCTTTTAAGTTCTGAAGTTGTAAACTTACTAATATCATGTCCAAATAAAACTCTAGATAATGTTTCTACTTGTTCTATGTTTAGTTTTCTAGCTTCAATTAAAGCATCAACTTCTACATTTAAAATCTCAACTTCTTTAGATGCATCTTTTTCATTATCAACTTCAACAAATACAGTTCCGTTTTGAGGGTGATAGTGAAGAAACTCCTGAAGAACAGGATTGTTTTTAGGAACAAACAAAAACCCATCTTCAAAAATAATAGGTTCTAAAATTGCATTTCCATCTTGCTCATCTTCAAAAGGTGTTTTTTGATTAACAGCATATCTTAAAGGTTTGTTTACTCCACTTTCAGTATCGAAATACAATAATGGAACTCTTCTGCTGTTTCTTGAGGGTAACATATAACTTAAAGGAGCTACGTCTTTTTTAAGTTTATACGATTTGTCTTTGGGTGTTTTTACTTTTTTCATTAGATAAAATTTAAAATTAAAATTAAAATAAAAAAGGGAGGAGTTACCCTCCCTTTAGTTTTACTATTTACTAGTTCTTGAATAAGAAGAAGTTGTTTGCACCTAGAGTACATACTGCTCTTTCAGAAAGGAAGTGTACTTCCATTGCATCCAAATCAGAGTTTCTTGCCGCTCCGGCAGAACCTGTAATCCAAGTTTTGTAACGTCTATCTTCAGTCTCAGAAGCTCTGTATCGAACGTGCAAGAATGGTCTCTTAGCGTTCTTTCCAAGTACTTGGTCATATACAGTTGTAGAACCTGCAGGAACTAAAAGTCCGTTGATAGCTCCACCTGTAATTCCACCACGCATTGTTGGGTCGTTCAAGTATTTCCAATCTGACTTGTAGAAGTCATATCCTCTACGGAATCCTGTAAATCCTAAGTTCAAAGCCATATCTTCGTCATTGTCAAAAAGACCATAAGAAGTACCACCTGCTCCATAAGAGTTTTGAGCAGCCAACATATCGTCAATGTCAAATGAAAATTCACGGTTTACAAAAATAACATTCTCTTCGATAGAACCTTGCTTATCTAGTCTTTGGATAATAGCATCAAAATCTTCAAGTGCTGTTGGGTTTCCACCTCCAAATACATTTCCTCTGTTGTTCACAGTGTAGAAAATACCTTCAGAACCTTTGTTCCCTACGTCACCACCTGCAGCGATAGCTCCTGAACCTACTTCAGCAGGTACTGCTTCAACCATTGCAGTCTCAAGATAATCGTCAAAACGTAATCTTGTTTCATGCTCAGACTTTATGTACCATAAGAATCCTGTTGCTCCATTTTCAGTTGTTACTTCAATCCATCCGATTTGAGCCATATCAGAACCTGATACTGCATACTTATCTTTGATGATGATTGGAGAGTTTTCGAAGATGAAATCATCAGCTTCCAAAGAACCTACCATTCCGTTAGTTCCTTTCTTAAATTCAGAACCATAAATGAATACAGAAACAACTACTGCGTTTGCAAAAGTTTGTCCTCCTGCTTCGTAGTATGCTACGTCAAAAGTTCCATTTGCTGTATCTACAGAAGTAACAATACCTTTGTTGCTGTTTGTAGAATTAATAGAGTTGTCAGAAACCATTACTGTTTGACCTACTCTAATTGCAATTTGACCTGCTCCGCCTGAAGGCTGAGTTGCAGGAACTAATGTATCTGCTACAGTAATAGTAGCTGTATCTGCTCCTGCTACAGAAGCTGATGTACAGTTTACATATTTAGTGTGCAAACGACCTTGCTCTGCCCATTTGATAAGGTCAGAGTTAGAAGGAAGCTCTGCTCCTACTAGACGCAAGAAAGAACTTACGCTTCTGTTTCCGTAACGCTCAAATTCTTTTTCATAAGTATCAGGAAGATACTGATTCAAGAAGTTGAAGTCAGTGATGTAATTTGTTGATAAGGGTACTTGTTGAGCTGAAGGCTGCAAGTCGAAACCCGGTGTATTTAATACTGCCATTTTTTTTTAGTGGTAAGCCACTACCTTTTTTTTGTTAATTAATTATTTTTTACTTCTAATCCTTAAGCCTTTACCTGAGTTATTGCTTAAAGCTTTAATTTGCATTCCACCTTTACTAACTGTTTCGGGAGCTTTTCGCATGGTCATGTTTATGTTTTTAGCCTTGCGAGCATCTCCTTCAATAGCATCTGATTTACCTTGCTCATAAAAGAACTTGGCAAACTTGTCAGGATTCATTGCTACCGACAATGCTTTATGGTATCCTGCGGCATCAGTCATCAAACCTTCTTCATTCATAAACTTATTTATAAAGTTCATTGGTGTAGAGTTTGATTTCTTTAACTCCTCAGCATCTCCCGGATTAAAGGTGACATTACTCTCTCCTAATTTGAACTCAAAACCTTTGAACTCAGAAGAAAAAACCTCGTTAGTTTTACTAGTAAACCACTCGGATTTTTTTAAGTTAGTATCTTCTACCGTTTTTGCATTATCTAAATACTGTTGGTAAGCTTTTAATTTTTCATCTACTTCAGGAGAACTAGCTTCCCTTGTCGACTCGACAGGTTGCTTATATGTTTCCTTTTGTTCGTTGAAAAACTTTTTAGCTTTGGCAACAATTCTTTTCTTTTTTAATTTAGCCTTTTTAATATCTGACTCGTCATCTAAATCTTCATCATATTTGTAGTCATCCATTATAGCATCTACGTCTTCTGCATCAATGGCTTCATCTGTAGCCAAAAAATATTCAGACAGTAATGCGTCTTCGGGCATATCATCAAAATTTCTCTGAAGCTTAACGTAATCATTAATGCTTCTACCTGTTTCTTTCTTAAACTTAAAGTAGGCACTTACATCTTCAGGTAATTCTTCAGACTCTTTTCTTTCTTCAAGTAACTCTTCAAAAGAACCAATTTCTTTTTGATACTTATCTTTTATAAAAGACAAAACCCTTTCTTCATTTATTTCTAATTCAGTAGATGGTTTTTCTTTTGTCTCTTCTAAAACTTCAGGTTTGTTTTCCTGAACAGTTTCCTGAACAGAATCACTTTCAAATTGTTGCTCATGTTTTTCAAGCAACTCTTTTTCTACTTGTTGAGCTCCTTTTACCTCAACAGGATTTACTTCTTTTACTTTAAATTCCATTTGATTATAATTTTTACAAAGTTAATATTAATTTAATTATTTTTTTTAGCTATTATCTAGGCTCAAATTCTGCTAAATCAAATCCATCTAAACTATCTTCGTTAGACTCAAACCTTTGAGGTGGAAGATTATTTTTACGTTGGTTTATTAATTGAGATTGTTCAGTATTAGCCTGAGATATTCTGTTTGATTTTGCTTTTTCTCTTTGAGTTTCTCTAGACTCTAAAGCATTTTCACTAACATTTCTAAGTTCTTGATTATACGCAAACTCTTGTTTCATTAAGTTTGCTTTAAGCATAGCTTCATTGTTCATCTTCTCAATTTCAAATGCTATCTCTGCTTGTTTAATCTTCATTTTAGACTGAGTTTCCATTTCAATCTTTTGCATTTCAGCACCTGATTTCATTTGCTGTAACTGCTGTGCTTGTTGAGAAGCCATAGCCTGTTGTTGCATTTGAAACTTTTCATCTCTTTCCTGCTTCTTAATTCTTTTAACTTTAAGAAGTTGGTTAGCCATTTTTAAATTTCGAAGCTCTCTAATATCTATAGCATCCTCTAGATTTATATCTCCTTTAGATAAAGCCATATTTATATTTGCCTCTAGCTGTGCTCTTTCTTCTTCATCCGGAGCTACTTCAATAAAAATTCCAAAATCATAAATATATAAATCACTAATTTGACTTAGTATTGATACATTATATTTTCCGATTTGGTTTATAAACTCTTCTTTGAAATCTGAGTATTCAAGAATATCTGAAACTCTAAGAGCTAAAGCTTCTGCCATTGTTCTGTACATATACAGACTTGCATCTAGTATGTGTCTAGTTGCTGTATTAGAACTTAATGCTGCTAACTTCTGAACACCAACTAAAGCATCGGGGTTAGGAGTACTAGCATCTCTAGCCTCATTAAGACCTGTCACTTGCCTAATCATATTTAAATAATGATTATAATTAGTGATAAGCATTTGAGTCTTACTTGCTCCTGAGTTTGAGTTTAGTTCTTTAATAGGAACTTTACCTTGATTGTATTCTCCATCTCCCGTGTAGCTTCTACCAATAACACTACCTGTTTGGAAGTAAAGTCTTAATGCGTCTTCAGGATTGTATGCGTTACCTGTACCCAAGTCTACTTCATTCAATCCATCTGCATCAATATATACACCATCCGGTACTGTTCTAGATATAACTTGCTGAAGTTTCAGATGAGTCATCTGAATTAAATCTGCAAAAGGAATCATTCTTCTAACTAAAGATTCTACATTTCCTTTATACATTCTAGGTGCAACCGCAACATAGTTAGGCATTGCGTGTTGACTTGCCGATTTAGGTCTTACCATGTTCTCAGCCATTTCCCACTTAAGGATAATGTTTGTTCCCATAACCATAATACCTTCATACCAAACATCAATTGTTTTAGATACTTTTTCAAAATTGTTTTCTTCCATCATTTCTGTTGGAGGATTAAAAGTATCATCTTTCTCAATTACTTTAGAACCACCACCTTCTGTAACTTTCTTTTTGTAAACAAAAGTTTTGGTAGTTTTATAATTAAAGTACAAAAGAGTAACTGTGTCTCTAGAAAACAAACTATCTTGATAGTGTTCAGCAACATTAAAATAGTCATACCATGATTGGCTATACTTTGATATTTCTTCTAAATCAGAATTAGTTAAACTTTGGTCTATCTTCATTAACTCTGTAACTCCAACAGTTTTAATTTCACCCCAATAAAAACAATCTTTAAAATTTGGGTCTTCTGTGTAACTATACACTACGTTTGCAGGGTCTACATAAGAAACTTTAACTCCATCTCCTTGAAGGAACTCGTGCTTACCTATAGCAATACCTAATACACTTAAATCGTAGTCATATCTTTTTCTTAAATCTATATAGTGGTTATCATCTAGCAAAGTATTAATCGCCTCTTCCTCTGCTATTTCAATTGCAGGTTTGTAGTTTAGCTGCATATATAAAGATAACTCTTCATCATTAGCAGGAAGTTGGTCCGGTGCTACTGTAAAAGGGTCTACTCCAAACTTTTCTTGGATACTAAGCAACTCAGTTTTAGCAGCCATCTGACCTTCAATCATATCCTGATACTTACTTCGTTTAGCTTGAGACATTGCATCTTGTGCATAAGCCCCAACTTTAAACAATCTATCAGACATTCCATTTACAACAATATCTACAAACTTTGGAATAATAGGAACGGGTGTCCAATCTAAATTCATGTAGGATAAATCTCCATCAACAGCTAATTCATTTTTATACTTAGCCACTGATTGCTCTCCACGAGCATAAAGCCTAAGCCGATTAAATTCACCCCACTGATTGTAGAATCTACATTGACTACCATCTTTTTTAAACCATTCGTATTGAATAGCTTGACCCACCATTAATCCATATTGGTCAGTTGCTTTTTCTGAATCTGTAGCGAACTGATTTGGAAACCCTGCTGAATCAATATTTATTTTTATATCTTCCATTTATTTATAATAATTGACTTGTTCTTCCTGAGTTACTATATCTTGCAAAGTTAAGACTAATTTTTGACTCTTTTTTTTGAGGTGTGTATAAGTGTTTTTGATTAGCCATTATAGCTAATCCTGAACTTATAGTTGCATCAAATTTTGTTCTATTACTAATATCAAACTTTGCCCAATCTTCTAGAGTTCTAATAAAAGGCATTGTACCCATATCAGCTTCCAAGCTATCTGAGTTGCTTTCATCTATATTTAATCCTATGTGGTTTTCTATATACGACTCGATAGCGGCTGCGTGAGCCTGCTTTACATCTTCAGATGAGTTAGGTATCCCCCCTAGTTCTCTTTCTGTCTTAGATAGCTTGTTATAAGCTTTATCGGGTCTATTCATACTAAATCCCCTGTATCCTCTATTTTTAAAATGATAGAGTAGTCTTGGCTTGTTGTTCTCACAAAGTATTGGCATACCATAAAAAACACAAGCCATCAATACTTCTTCAAAAAATATTTCTGCGGTTTGAGGTCTAGCTACATATTCTAAAAAGAAAGCGTTACTAGGAGCATCATCCATATTAAACTTAGTCACACCGTGTAATGCTCCGTTAGAACCTCCCCCTCCAACTGTTCCTGATATATCGTAACTATCACAGCCGAAAGAACCTATGTGTTCGTTTCCGGGATATTTAATACCATTCTTTGTTATTGTTCTGTTCTGCAAATTTTTCTTTGGTCTCCAACCAATATTAAATCTACCGTGCTTGTCAGGTCTAAACATAACCTCAGTATCTTTGATTCCGTTCTTCCAATAAAACGAACCCCTAGTTACATGATGTTCTTGTATTAAAGTTTCGTTGTAATCTATCTGTTGATATATCTTAGTTAGATTAAATAAAGATTGTTTACTTTCATCTCTAAATGCGTGTGACTCTGTTCTAGGAAACTGACGATAAAATTCATTAAGAGCATCAGGGTCATCTTTTAAAGAATCAACTTCTGCTTCCCAATAATCTACAGCCCCTTGATTAATCATTTCTCCATCTACACCTAGTATATGTTTCTTGGGTTTATTTAAAACGGGCATTCCATATCTATCTATAAAGCCTTCCATGTTTTGCTCCATAGGGATGAAAAGTGAATATAACCCGCTTTTAGTTTGACCATTTGAGTTTCTTGTTCCCACATTGGAGTCTTCATATAACTTTTTAAAGTTACCTCCTCCTTTTTCTAAAGCATTTGATGTTGAACCCATCATGCACTTTCCAATAATTTTACTACCTAATCTTAAACAGGTTTTAGTAACTCGCCAATTGTTTAATATATTATTTGGTTTTACCCACTTACCACTTTCATCATGCACTAATAACAATAACTTTTCTCCATCATAAGAGTTGTCATCTGTATTCTTCCAATCAATAGTTGTATCCAACCCTGTCATTTCCTCAGAGTCAACCTCGTGCATATTTTTTTTAGTAATCTTAGAAGCAGGTATTCTAAATGCTAGTTCTGTTTTTGGCTTATCCATACCATCTTGAACAGGCTTAAAAAAGAAAGGTAATCTGTTACATATTGGAACTACCTTGTCTGTAAACATTTTTTTAGCATCCGACCCTGTCTTTGAAAGTATTCCGACCCTTGCATCTTTTGCTAATGTTCCTGTGTTAGCACACTCATTAGAGCCCATAAAAGAAAAACCGGAACGTCTAATCTTTAAGTAAGTCATTCCAAAACTTCTCTTGTCAGCCTTACACGCTTCCCAAAAAATCCAAAATATTCTATTGGCTTCCCTAAAGTCAGGGTATCCAACATCTATACTTGACCACTGAAGGTATATATAGTGAGAACCTGTAATGTAGGTTTTGACTCCGTTATTCATAAACCACACCCCATCTTCTCTTCTATCAAATTCATTCTCAATATAATCCACCCACCTGTCTTTAAAAGCAGTAGGCATTTCATTCCATTGAAATATGGATTTTATTTTTGAAAGCTGTTTTGGAATCTCATGTCTTTCCCAATACTGATGTTGTTTATCTTTGTGTCTTTGAAGACACTCTTTGGGAGTAAGAGGTAAACCTATTTTTAAACCGGAAATCTCTATAACATCTCCAAGCTTTCCTGTTTTAGATATAATAACTAAATCATACTTTTCATTATAGCCATACACCCAACTACTATTCCTGTTCTTGTTAGTAATAACATTCTTAGGAACATAATTAGGTACTACCCTGTATAATTTATTTTGACCTACGTTCTGCAAATCCTTGGTTTGTATGTTTTATATTGCCTCCTTTTTCTAATAACTCTAAAGCTTCTTTCTCACTTTCTATTCTATTAAGTATTTCAAATGCATCAAATATAGCAAGCTTCTTAGTTGCTGCTGCATTCTTTAATCTATCAGCAGCCAACTCATCGTCAGTGTCAAGCTTAATGATATCTTCTTTTGCAACTTTAATTAGTTGCTTTACAGCACGCATACCTGCTTCTATAATTTGTTTCTTTAATTCGTTTGATGTCATAATACAGCAACTATATTATTAGTAAACATTCTAAATAACTTCTCACCATCTACCGTAAACTCATACTCGCTTTCAGGCTGAAATATAATTTCACACCCTGTATTAATCCCAATACTTTCAAGTTGACTATTGGAATATTTTATCACCCCATGAAGAGGCTCTTCTTTTATTCCTTTATAAAGATAGGAATCTTTAACGCTAGTAGGTTCAACAAAACAATACTTTCCTACAGAGTTCCAACCATCTTTATTTTTATACATATAAAATTGTTGGTCATCTATAAAAAATAAATCATCCTTAAAAAAACTTTTACCACTTTTTCTTCTACCACGCATATCATTGTAAAACTTAAATACGTTGTGGTGAACTAAAAGTATATCTCCTTTTTCAATAGGACCATTATAGCCTATAGGTGTTTCAACAACCTCTGCTTCTCTATTAGATGCTTTGTGGTTTTCTTCTGAAGTATTAATTATTATTTCTAATCCGGCAATGTCTTTTGTATTGTTATACCTTTTACCATTGACTGCACGAACTATAAAATCCGTTGGTGATTTCATTAAATAAAATTTATATTATATTCGATTGACACAGGAACTGTGCTGCTAAAAGACTTCCAAAGAAAAACTTCTTCGTCTTCATTCTCTATGTATATTAGAAAATTATTATTATTTGAATCTTGTGTTATTCGGTGAATTGTATAGTTACCACCTAATACTACTTGATTAATTAAATAATGCATCGCTCCTGATTTATAATCAGGACCTACTGAAATTTTTCTAATATCCATTATATTTTATTTTTTTGGAATCGTAACGTCTCCTGTCTTTATATCTATAACAGCATCCACTCCGTATTTCTCAATTAAGTCTGACTCTACTTTACTTAGTGAAGATTTATGCTCGTCTAACTTTTGAAGTAATCCGTACTTTATAATCTCTATATCAGCTATTTCGTTTTTTAATTTTAAAAACTTAGTGTTAATAGCTCTGATGTTTTCTAATTCTTCTTTACCTAATTTCATTTTGATTGTTATTTGATTACCACATTGAACTTATGTTCTCGTACTCTTTTCTAGCATTAAAGCTAGGACAGTCTTTATTTGAAAAATCTCTATGACCGTATATTTCTATTGATGGATATCTTATTTTATAAAACTCCAACATATCTACTAAAGCAGATTTTTGTTCATCTGTTCTAGTGTCTCCATCTTTCCCACCTACATAGGCTATTCCTATAGAATTTTTGTTATGACCTTTGCAATGTGCTCCTACTTTTTCAATAGGTCTTCCTTCGTGAACGCTTCCATCTAGTGAAATTACTATATGGTATCCAATATCTGACCAACCTCTTTCTTTAACGTGCCATCTTCTTATCTCATCTACTGAGACATCTCTCCCTTCAGGAGTATCAGTGCAATGAACTATTATTTTATCTATATCCCTAATGGCTATTTGTCTTTATTTAACAAGTACCATTTTTGAATTGTATACCCAATGGTTACTGCTAATAATAATATTTTTAATATTACATCAATATTTGTAAGAGACATAGCAAAACCCGCTAAACTCAAACTATATAATTTTATGTCTCCCATATCAATCATTACTACTTATATAATTAATAATTAAAGAGTCGTTCCAAGTGTTGTTTTGTGTATATTTCATATTAAGGCATTATTCCACTTTGGTTATAAAAATAAACTGCATCAACTTCTAGTTTAATATCATCCGAAGATCCACCTGTGATTGTTAAATAGTTTTGGTTTTGCATACTTCCATATCTTCCCATTCCTCTTGAAAGTAAAAGAGACAGTGGCACTTCAATAACTTGCCATTCACTTGTTCCAAATTCAATATTAAAATCTGCAGACCCCGGAGAGTTTACATCTTTAACTGTAAATTGACCTTCTGAAGAATTAATACCTCCAACACCAACTGTAAATCTATTTGCTGATGGTTGTGTTTCTTGAATCCTTACAGCCATGTGAAAAACACTATTACCTGATGGACCAAAACTTAGAGATTCACCCGATACATACATACCTAATCCCCACCAATCGTTTAGATTAGATGTTGTTTGAAATGTCAACCAACCTGATTCAGAAGTTCCATAAAAACTTCTTGAGCCTGCAGGCGGAGTATAACTAGTTAATTTTTGAAAAAAATTTAAAACTCTAGTACTATCATTCAGCCAAAACTCTCCATCAATTCTTCCTCTAAGAAAGTCACCACCCATTTGCTCTAAGATGTAAACATAGTAATCGTTCTTAAACATCTCTTCACCTATCGACCAAGTGTTCGAGTTTAATCCAATACCTGCACCTGTTCCTACACCTGCTGACATATTACCAAAGAGCTATAATAGAACCTGCTGTAGTTCCTGTTGCGTAAACTTGTAATACTTGAACAGGCAAAAAAGTTCCTGTTGGAACTCCTGTAAACACAACTGTGTCTCCACCTGCTGTTTTTACCTTTAAGTTTCCTGCAAGACCTATGTACAGTATACATCCATTGTTACCTCTTCCATTTTCAGAAGAGATACTTGGAATCTCTAGTGTGTCACTAGGAGTTACATCTGCAGCTCTACTAGTTTGTAATTTTTGATATGCCATTATTGTATATTTTTATTCGTTAGTTTCTTCCGGAGTTTCAAATTGTTTCATTAGTCTTTCATGTTCAGCTTCTAAAAAAACTCCATAAGCTTCTTTTAATTCTTCTGTCCAAAGTTCTTTTGCTATATCTGCAACAATACCTTCTAATGAATCAATGTCCTTATCAGGGGTTGCAACATAACGAAAGTTTTTTCCATTTTCTACTTCAAGAACCTCTAATATATTATAGCTGTCTTTTAATACGTTTACTTTTATTGTCTTTGCCATTTTTTGTATTTTGTTTTTTAACTGCTTTGTCTTACGTATGTAACCGTTCCTGATACTAAAAATAATGCTGCGTAGCTTGAGATGTCAGTATCCGTAATAGGGAGTGTGGTAGGTGGAGCACCTGATGTTTGCCTGTAGGACCAAGCAGTCCCATTACTTCCAACTGTCTCTCCCCCATTTAAGTTATTAGTCTTCGAAATGTTTCTGTTATAACCAATTGAATGAACGTATGGATAATTTGGACTTAAAACAGAAGGAAAACTAAAAGGTAGTGTGATATAGGGGATTAATGTTGCTCCCGGAGCTTTACTTATACTCCAAGTACTTATTTTTATACTATAACTAACGGTTACAATATTGTTAATTACGGTATAATATCCCCAACGAGTACCATAAGTTATAGAAGAAAAAGAACCCATTCCCGACAAACTCAGCTCAGGAGTAAAAAATCCTGACTCAGGTCCTGCAGGTGCAGGTACTAAATCTATAATCTCTTGAACACTTACAGCGTCTCTTCCTGAGTTAGCTAAGGCTGACCCCAAGTTTTTTGTTGGGATATTGTCACTTACAACGTGAATTTTGTCTGTTAAATTTATTGCCATTTTTTTTGTTTTATTCTTTTAAGTATGGAAACTTTCTGTTAAGAGAGTCTCTTCTAGCTGCACATCCACAGGACTTTCCTGTAACCTCTGCAACCTTTTCAACAACAGCTTTTACACCTGTCGCCTTTGTTATTTTTTCAATTGTGTCTCCTAGACCTCTAGATTTCTTTACCGTTCCCATTTTATTTTATTTTACAATTACAAGTTTTTAAACTACAATCACAAATCTTATTTGAAATGTTTACTTTCAATCTGTCTAGTAAACCGTTCCATTTTTTAGAATTAGATATGTTAAATTTAATAATTTTTTTCCCTAATTCAATAAACAATTTTCCCATATTTTTCTACAAAGATAATAATATATTTTTTAATACTTCCCTCTTTTACTTGCAGGGGAACTTTTAGTAGAACCACCCTTACCTGCCCATAGTTTTTTACATGACCAATAACGTGCACTTAACTTGTTAGTAGCTGTATCACACTTATGTCTAGCCTTAAAAGATTTACGTGCAGCAGCACTGTAGTTGTGCCCATAACCTGACGCACCAAAGTGTATTAGCTTTTCTTTACCACCACTACAAGCTTTAACCATTTTTTTCTTTCCTGCTCTGTCGCTTTTTTTTACAACATTGCATTTCATTCTAGACTTGTCTGCCATATTAATACATTTTCTTTTTAACTACTTTCTTACCTATTTTCTTAGCGTAAGCTTTTGCTGCTTTTTTTCCTTTTTCTGTATAAGAGAATTTCTTTTTTCCTACTGTTGGCATAATATTATTTATTACGTTTTAATGATGATGTTTTTTTACCCATGCCGACTCTTTTCTTTTCGGCTACCGCTTTCTTCTTTTCAGAAGATGACATTTCCTTCCAAGTCTTAGGAGTACCACCACTAACTCTTTTGCTAGGTCTACACTTTTTAACTGACTTGTTTTTAGAAGAACCGCAAGGATTCCCTTTTTCGTCTGTCCATTTCTCTTTGAACCAACGCTTAAGGTTAGCTCCTTGTTTTGTTTTTCTTACAGCCATTACTTTTTGGATTTAGCTTTTCTGCACTTGGCAATAGCTCCACTAGCATAAGCTGATGGAAAAACTTTATACGATTTCTTCACCTTGTAGTAACAAGAATCTTTATTGCTTTTTTTTCTTTTCATTGAATTGATTTCCTAAACCCGTTGCCAAACCTGCCAAACCTGCCAAACCTGCTATTTTTACCTCAGCAACTTTCTGATTTTTCTTTTTAGCAGCTTTAATAAGTTTTTCAATATCCTTATTCTTCATAGGGATTTTTTCTTTGTCCATATTTTTCATCTTAAAATATTTAGTACTTTTGTACAAAGATACAAATTTAATTTAATGTTATATAAACATACACCCTCTTCAGATTATTTGAAGTATTGGAAAGTAATCCGTTACTTTATAAAGGCTAAGTACAAGGTTTCAACAGGAGAGCTTGATATGCTGTTATTCCTTTACTCGGAAAACTATTTTGATAAAGATAAATTCTCAGAGTACAATGAGATTTTTAGTTGGAACGAAAAGCGTTTTGACGAACTAAAAGCAAAAGGTTGGATTGAGGTCTTTCGACCAAGAGATTATAAGAGAAAGAAAAAAGCCATATACACTTTGTCTTACAAAACAAAGCGTATGATTGGCTCTATGTATAAAAAATTAAGTGGGGAAGAAATCCCTGAGAGTCCTAGTGCAAACCCTATATTCTTAAAGAACGTATCCTATACAGATAAAGTATATAAGAATATGATTATAGAAATGAATAAGTTTATAAAACAACAACGACATCTCTCTCAAGAATAATCGTGTGCTGCTCATCATTTAGTATCATAGTAAATCCTGCGTGTGCATCGTAATAGATTACGTCACCTTCTTTGATTACTGAAACCTCAGTACCGGGTTTTACTACCTTACCTTTCTTGTATCTCATCTCACCAACATCGGCTGCGGATAATAACAATCCGGAGGAAGTCTTTACCTCCTCCTCGATTGTCTTGATTGCAATATATTTATTAATTGGTTTCATATTACTTTACAATTTTTATATATATAAATCTAGTTGCAAATACTAAAAACAATAATCCAATAATAGGGCTATCAATAATTTTGCAGAAAGCAATAACATTTTTAGTCAATCCAAACATTGAACCAATTGTAAATCCAATTGCAAATGATATTAGTACGTGACAAATTTTTGCCAAAATAAAAGCAAGTAGTCCTGCCCAAAATCCTTTTTTTAATCCTTTTGTAAATTCTCCCATTTTTTTATCTATTTGATTTATTAAATCTTCTTTTACTATCATAACTACTCAGTGTCATAAGTTCGTGCCATTGTAATAATAGCATTCGTACTAAGTAATGTAACCGCTACAGATACTGCATTTTGTAGTGCACTCTTTGTAACTTTCATTGGGTCTATCACACCCATCCTTATCATGTTACCAAACTTCTCACTAGCAACATTGTATCCTTCTCCAAACTTTATATCCCACTCAGGGTACACATCATTAATGTGATATCCCGCATTATCAAGAATCTGCATAACAGGTGCTTGCAATGCGTTACCTAAAATTGCGTAAGCAATTTTTTTATTTTTATCGTCAGTTTGTTTTTTCAGAATCTCTTGACCGATATACATTAGCGACACACCTCCTCCCGGAAGTATACCTTCTTGCATTGCAGAACGTACTGCACACACAGCATCGTCAATCCTGTCAAACAACTCTTTCTGCTCTAGGTCTGTCTGACCACCAACTTTAATTACACCAACACCACCTGTCAATGAAGCGATACGTGACAAGATAAACTCTTTGTCAGCAACTCTACTTGTGTTCTCGTAGCTATCCCATAGTTGTTTTACTCTCTCGTCAATCTCATCTGAGTGATTGTCGTCTTTTAAAATCACAGTCTGTGACTTTTCTACAATAACCTTTGGTGCGTGACCTAAATCATCAAACCCCATTAGTGACAAATCATCACCTGTCTTTTCTGAAAAGTATGTAGCTCCAACCGAGATGGCGATATCTTGCATTAATTCGTGTTGTTTATATCCGAACTGCGGGGGAGTTATACTACATATCTTCAAGTTGTTTTTCATAACGTTAGCCGCCAATGTGTTTAGCACATTAGTTGCACACGGTGCAATAAGAAGAAGCTTCTTGTTCTCAGCAATGATTGGTTTAAGTACATTCTCAATCTGAAGTATGTTTGTTATCTCAGCATCAGATACCAAGATATGAACATCCTCTAAGATACACTCGTCTTTCTTTTGGTTGTTAATGAACAAAGGAGAAGAGTAACCTCTCTCTACCATAAGACCTTTGGTTGTGGTGTAAGTTGTCTCTGAACTGTCAGATTTCTCTACCGTTACAATCCCATCCTTACCGACCGACTTGTATACGTCAGATATAATACGACCTACCTTAGCGTCATTGTTCGCAGAGATAGTCGCAACGTCAAGTAACTTTGAGTCAGTTACACTCTTGCTTTTCTTTTTCAATGTCTTTACGACCTGCTCAGTCTCACTAACAAGCTCACGTAGAACCTGCGTGTTGTTTACACCATCACCAAGATGAATGTGACCCTGCTCGACAAGAGCCTCGGTAAGCACAATAGCTGTAGTCGTTCCATCACCGGCAGAGCTAGCTGTTCTATCAGCAGCCTCTTTCATAATACGTACCGCAAGATTCTCAACCGGGTCTAACAAGTCAACCGCCTTAGCGACCGTAACTCCATCCTTAGTTACCGTGATTCCTCCTGTATGATGTTGTGATTCAATAAGAACTGTATTACCTCTAGGACCGAGGGTGCTCTTTACTGCGTTAGCAATCTTTTCGATTCCGGCTTTTAGTTTAACTCTACCATCTTCACCGAACTTTAAGTCTTTAGGGGTGAACCCCATTTGATTATTCATAAGTATTAGATTTGATTTATTTGACAAAGATAGTATTTTTTATTTAATACATCAAATGTAATAATGCACAAAATAACATCTCCTATAGAGAGAGAGAGAGAAACTCTATTTATATATTTCTTACTGTATAATTCTCTTTTAATATCTACATTTTCAACACTAATACTGATAATCAAATAGTTAGCTATAAAAAATCTACATAGAATCTACACTAAGTCTACACAATAGGAATATTTACTGCATAAAAAAAGGGCTGACCTAAATCAAACCCTTTTCCTAACTATCAAACAAACTATATGAAAGAACAAATATATAAAAAATAAATGTAAGTCAAAAATATTTATTAGATATATGTAGTATTTGGGTTATATACCGCTGCACGTGACGACACCCCAATCCGAAAACGATTTTTTTTTGCGAGCGATTTTGCTTTTTCAATCGGTGCATCCCAATTTTTTTAGCTTTTTTCCACAGCCATCCACAGCACACTGTAGCTGTAGCTGTGCTACGTATCACGTTATACGGTGAAGTTTCCCTTATAATGCTGTTGTTGTGTCTTTGAAGACACATTGTAAAACTCTACAGACAAGTAGAGACAAAGCATAGCCCCTACCCCATAGACATTTTACCTAAACAAATGTACGTGAGCAGACATTACGCAATCCCTTGACTGCAAAGAAATAGACAGCAAATGCACAATACAACGACAGAAAACGTATTCAAAACTTGCACAGAACGTAGAAATAGACTATTTTTACACCATGGATAGACTATGTCACATCAACAAATACGCTAACTCGCTGACAATCAGCGTTTTACACAGCAATGAAGTGCAAAGTTCTAGTCATATCGGCAATATTGCCATCTAATCATCTAAAAACCAACAAGATGAGAAATTTATTAAGTATTGAAAGTGCATTGTTCAACGAAGTATCTGTAGCAAATCAGATAGGTGGAAGCCTAAGAGACATCGAGTCTCTAATTAGCGGTGTAGCTGATGCCAAGAAAGTGAAATTTGAGAAATCACTACAGCTAAGTGAGATTGTAGTTAAATCTTGGGGTTGGTTCAACTCAGCACAAGGAAAAGCACAGATGGATGACTATGGTGTAACTTGGACAAAGGAAGATTTCTACACCAAATTGTACGGATGGAAGAAGTCATTTTTCTACAAAATGCTGAAGGTAGGTAAGCTACAGAACGAACAGCCCGAAACCGTAGCACAATTCAAATCTGCTGTAGCTGAAGCAGATGCAAACGGTGATTCTGCATCTATGTCAGTAGCATCCCTATTGAAGTTCGCTAGTAATGGCGGTGAAACCACAGAAACTGCATCAGCAGAGAGAACATCAACAGTATTCACGATGACATTCAAAGGTGAAACCACAGTATCTGTACGAATTGATGACCAAGGCAAAGTAATTACTACGAACGGAGCAGAGGACATCGCTACAGCAATCGCATTTTTAACATCAAAATTATCTTAATCAGTGTCTTCGAAGACACAAAATACTACTACTATGAACACAAACGAGATTAACTACACAGTAACAGGAAACTCAGCGAGAGCGAGAGTAAACAGATACCATGGATGCGATGCATCCCTAGAGCATCACAAGGGTGCAAAGAGCAGTGACATTGCTACACTGAAATGGAATGATAGACGTAATATCCTAGAAGACGAGCAAAACCAAGGTGATTTTAAGAGCAGATTTGCTATAGGTTTCGAAGTTGAAAAGACTAGATTTCACCGAGGAGCTGTACAAGAGTACACTCTATTTGCAGGATTTGAACGTGATTCATCTTGCGGTTATGAAGCAGTGACAAACATCTTACCTTTGCTACCTAGAGGTAAATGGAGAAACAAAGTTTTCAATATGATGCACCAAGCTAGAACGATTATTGAAGATGAGTTTTCACCATCAAATACCAAATGCGGTGGACATATCACTGTCTCTGTAGATGGGATGGATGGCTACGAGGTGATGGATGCAATGCGTAAGAACTGCGGTATTCTGCTTGCATTGTTTCGTCACAGATTAGGCAATGGATATTGCAACAAGAACATCACGATGAGACACGACCAAAACACTAGAAGAAGACTAGTTAAAATGATGGGTGGAAGACACCACAAATACACAGTAGCTAAACCAATGAGACACGCTCTTGAGTTTAGATTACCATCACGATTCCAATCTGTGAAGCAGATGATGAGACGTTATGAGATGATGTATGTGATAGTTGACCATAGTATCAACTCACCGAGAGGAAGCCACAAATCGCTTCTAAACAAGCTAAAGCCAATCTTGATGTCTATGTACGAACAAGATGAGACCAAGGTGTTAGAGATGATGGAATTGGCAGAAGCATTCCGCAAGACAATTGTGTCCAACAAAATCAATCCAAAGACCCAAAGATGGATTGACCCAACAAACACAATGCGTGATTTTTGGGATAGAGATTGCGTAAGGCAATACTAACAGCAAATGGGAGTAGAGATACTCCCGCTGTCTACAGATGTGTATCTGTACTGACGAGACCAAAAGGTCGAAACAGCTAACTTAAATTTATTCTTATATGATAGGCAAATGTATTGCATCAGTAAAATCTCACGAGGGTAAGTATTCTTCTTATCCTATTGAGTTCAAGAGCGAAAAACACTTTAGTAATTGGTACGACAGTGTATGTAAATACGGAAAAGTAATAGGTGTCTTCGAAGACACAAATAATTAAAAACAAATATTATGAAGTATTTTTTAACAGAAGAAGACGAAAAAGTTTCAATACTCGAAACAACAAAAGAAACACACAGAACACTAAAAGAACAAGGTATTAAAGTAGTAGGTTTATTTGGTAGAGTAGACTATGCAAATATATGGTGTGATTTCTACAATGGTAAAATAGACAGAAAACAGTTAAGGTTAAAGTTGAAAATATAAACAATTAAAAACAAATATTATGAAGTTCAAAAAATCAAATCCAAGGAAACAGATTATGCCCAATGGCACAAGAAAAGAATTGGTAGTTGGAGACTGTGTAGTGAGAGCAATTGTTCACGCTACAGACAAAGGGTACAAGGAAGTGTTTAAAGAGTTAACCGAGTATGCACTGCATCATCCATCGTGTATGCCAATAAACTTTAGAGAGGTGTACGAGGATTACTTGTACGATTTAGGATTCACTAAGCACAAGCCTAAAAAGAACAGCAAAGGCAAGACGTATTCCGTTAAGAACTTCCCAACAAGCGAAGGCAAGAGATACATTGTACTTACAAGAAGTCATTTAACAGCTATCGTAGATGGTGAACATCTTGATACTTGGAATTGTGGTTCTTACAGAGCAAACTCATATTACGAAATATAAATTAAACATTATGAAAGCAACAATTAAAAAAGTAATAAACAAATTAAAACAATATGCTAAGGCATTTCACTCAATAAACAGATAACATTATGAAAACAAAAAACGGATTAACCTATGTAGAAAAAGGTACGGGAGTAAAAATAAAAGGCAGAGAAGTGATGCGTGTAGATGTATACACCAAGCAAGAGATTGAAGCAATCAATCAACGAAAGAAAGATGTAAGAAAGCAAGTTGCGGCAGCAGTGATACTAGTGATATACATTGCGTCTGTAACTTATTGTTTAACCAAATTTATTAACCTTTAAAAACAAACATTATGAATTTACAAGCAACAGAAGAAATTGAAGTATTTATTGATGCAAAATGGTACAATACACCATTAGAGAAAACACAAGTTGGATTTATACCACAAAAAAGACGAATCAGAATCGGTTGGAAAGGATGCTACTACACTATAAAAAAAGGAGAGAAGTTTAAATTTGACAGAGGTAATGATTGGGATGTGTGCTACTTTAAACTAGAAAACGGTGCTGAGTTTAAGCAAGGATATGGGAGAGTTGAAACATTTATAAAAAACGAAAACGTTAAAGTATTATGAACGAACTACAAAAATTAATCAGAGCAAATAAGATTTACAATTCGACCGATGGAATCTATTCATTAGAGGAATTTCACGATGCGGGAGACTACCTATGCAAGTTCCATCACAAGTACGGAACGGTTAATCCTAGTGAATTTAAAAGAATATTAAAATAAATTAGGAATTATCAATTAATTAGACTATCATTGTAAAAGTGATAGACAACATTTAAACATTTTATATTATGAGTTACAAACTAGATACTACAACACCATTTTACAAAGAGTTAACAGACGAGGATGCTTACTTCCAATTCAACGGAAAAGCAATGCAAAGAGCAATGTACAATCTGTACGTAAGCAAGAGAGACATCGGATTAAATGCGATAGGGATGAAGCCACATAGCAATTGGAGGGTTCGAGATGTCAAGACTTACTTCGGCATCAAGGGGAACAAGAAGGTATTGCTAGAGAACTTTATGAAGCTATTCAATCACATTGAGATGCTCAGAGAACAGCAAGCCAAGGAGTACGCAGAAGAGATGCGTAGAAAGTAAGTATAACTGATGAGACTTAAATAGTCGAAACACGGATTCATTCCGTGTCTTATACAAACCGAGTTCTGTGTCTTCGAAGACACTACTCACAAATTTATTACTTACTATGTGTATTATTATTATCAAACAGAAATCAGAAAAGATTCCAATGGAGAGACTCAAGACTTCAGCACGAATCAATCCTCACGGATTGGGGATTGTATGGCTAGACACTTTTGAGTTGACATACCAAGAATCTAAAGACTACGCTCAGTTGCACACTGACAGACCATTCATCGCTCACTTCCGTTATGCTACTGTGGGTAAAATCAACAGAGAGAATATGCATCCATTTGTATGTGGCAAGAACAGAGATGAGTTGCTTATGATGAACGGAACAATCAGAGGGTTGGGTGATGCAGAGACTTGCGACACCAAGGTTCAAGCACGTATGCTAGGTGATATGCCAAGAAGCGAATGGAGAGCAGAGTTGGAACAGCACGAAGCTAGGTTCGTTAGTATTAACAGAAGAACAAGAACATTTCAGATATACAACAGAGATGCTTACTTCAAGAGAGATGGTGTTTGGTATTCAAAGGCTAACGTATTAGAAGACCACGTTATTGGTGTGTACGGAACGCTAAAGAAGAACTACTCTAACTACAACAGATACTTGCGGTCAAGCAAGTACCTAGGCAGAGGTAAGACTGTTGACAAGTACCCATTACTTATACAAGGGTTGCCATACTTGATTGAGGAGAAAGGTGTAGGTCACAACGTAGAGATTGACATCTTCAAGGTTGACGACAGCAAGCTACTAGACTTGGATAGGCTAGAGGGTCATCCGAATTGGTACAGAAGAAAGCAAGTGCCAATCAAGTTGAACAGCGGTAAGACAGTAAACTGTTGGGTTTACTTTAACTTGAAAGAGTTACCACTTGGGGAGCAAATGCATCAAAGATACACACAGCAAGTGTACAAGCCTAGCACGTACACATTCAGAGACCAAGTTGAATGCACACAGCAGATGATTTGGGATGACGCTTTCAAAGTTGAAGATGACTTTGATGTGTTGAACGAATCACCGATGTGTGTCAATTGCTATTCAGACTTAGTTGTTGATGAGCATGAGATATCAAACTCCTCATACCATTGTCCTCAATGCAATGAGAGTTTTACAGAACAAGAGGTTGTAGTTAACCTTTAGTTTTCTATGTAGTAGTAGAAAGAGAGGGTGTCTTCGAAGACACTCTCGGTACACGGATGAGTGTCCGTGCTGATGATTCCAAAAGGATGAAACCGAAATCTTAATTTATTTATTATGAAACAAACAAATCAAAACGACAGTATGTCTGCTAGAAACACAGAGTATTCAAAACAGCAGTTAGCAAGACAAGGATATGTCTTGAGTAACCTATGGCACGTTCAAGATGTGCTTCAAATCTATGAAGAGCTAACTGTAGTAGAAGCAGAAGAGGTTCTTGAGAACGCTCTTAACAATGAAGGAGTAATGGAGAGTATCTTCGAACAGATAGATTACGAGGTTGCACTAATTAAAAAAACAAACAAGATGAAAGACAATAAACTTATCGCAGAATTTATGGGTTATCCCGATTTAGGTAATGAAGGAGATTTTTCTTACTTGAAATACGACACTTCTTGGGATTGGCTGATGCCTGTAGTAGGAAAAATAAGGCGAGATGAAAAGTTTCTTGACAATGATTACAGAGAGAACCTATTGGATGTAGTTCCTTATGGTCGTATTGAAGATGTCTTTGATGAAGTAGTACTATTTATTAATCAATACAATAAAACTATATAATATGAAAGACAATAAACTTATAGCAGAATTTATGGGAATGAAATATTCAGACGAAAGAAGTTTTAATGATGGGGAATGGACACATTCGATTCATTCTCTGTGTTTATTTCAAACATCTTGGGATTGGCTAATGACTGTAGTTGAGAAGATAGAGGGTCTTAGAGATGAGAATGGCAATGCTTACAGATTCACTATTGATATGTGTAATGCTCATATTGAAGGAACTGACATTGAAATACTTGGAGGTTCTCATAAAATTGACACCACATACAAAGCAGTAGTAGAATTTATAAAAATGCATAACCTAAATGTAGTAAGAGAGTCTGATAATTGGGAACTTTCTACTAATGAACTAAAAGAGTTGTTGACAAACAGAGGATTTTATACGGGTAATTTATGGCAAGTTGAAGATGTCAAAGGTATATTTAAGTGTGACGATGATGAAGCACAAGATGTGTTGGATTCTGCATTAACTAATGAAGAAACTATGAATCAAATTTGGTTTGCTGTACGATTTCACGCAGATGAATATGGATTAAAAGAACTTAAAAACTATAAAACTATATAAGATGATAACAGAAACAAAAATGTACAGAGTAATGTGGGTTAGTCCACAAGGAGGCGGAGAGGTGAACGCTGATGGGTTCAGCACATTCGATGAAGCAGAAAAGTATTTTGAAGAACTATCAGATGACTTTATTGATGAGGTATACTATGTTGAGGCTTACACTCACGTAGAGAGAACTTATGCCAATCCTAACGCAGTAGATGGTTGGGAAGATATGTATCCATTAGATGAGTACTAATAATTAAAACTATATATTATGTTATACAAATCTGCGTATTACGAACCAACAAGTTACAGAAATCTACTCATCGATGTACTAAGCAGTCAGCACGAGACTCTATCGTTGAACATTCCCGATAGGTCTTATTGGAATAGATTTGATACGGACTACTTAGAGAATATGATGGTAATATTTTCTAAAATTCTCTCTAAATAAAACCAATCAATTAAATTAAATAAACAACTAAAATTAAATAATATGAAAGTAACAATTAGCCAAAGGTTTGTTTACCACAAAGTGGGTACAGTAGAAATAGAAATAAATAAGAAGGATTATGAGAAATACTTAATAGATAATAAAGGCTATCATTCTTTAGATGATTATTTATTGGAGAACGAGGATTTGTGGTCTGAGCAAATAGATAATGCTACTGATAAATCAGAACTTGAGTTCGGTAGTGGATGTTTTGAAAATGGATTTAATCAAGAAGGTTGTGATGCTGAAACTCGTTTCGATTGTGAAGAAACAAACGATGGAGGACATTTATAAACAAACGATATGACAGACAGACAAGGCAAAATAATTTTGTATATCATTATGATAATAGTTATCTTGCTTTCTGAAATGTGTGCCGACCCTTATCACAAGGCGGGGTACTTTGGAAAGTAAGAACAAGGGGTGTCTTCGAAGACACTCCTTTACCGTATGCAAGTGAGTACTTGCACTGATGATTCCTAAAGGATGAAACGGAAACCTTTAAAAACAGATGTATGACAACACTAGACAGAATACAAGAGATTCTTTCTTTTATTTCTAAAGACAGCAAGGAGGATAATATCCTTTTACGCAAAACTCTTGAGGATTTGGAACAAAAAATTATTAATCGAATAGATGTAAAATTATGAAGACAGAACGCACAGAAAGATTTCTTTCTTATCTAGTTGTAGTTATTGTTATACTATCAATGGTAGCAATACTTTCTATCACTTGCCAATCAGCTATAGAGATATGGGGAAATTAGATTTAGACACGGGAATACATTACCTATCAGAGGGTACTGAAGACAAGGTGGTAAGCAAAGTAATAGACGCTTACAGAGAACGCTCAAGAGTAGGTATTGAAAAATATGGAACTACACTAGACCGAGGAGATTTAACTCCTTTACAATGGCTACAACACCTACAAGAGGAGTTGATGGATGCAACATTATATATAGAAACTTTAAAAAACAAATTATGAACGGATTAAAAAAATGCACAGTATCGGGAGTAGTAGATTACGAAAAGAATTTTTACAAAGAAGGGAAGTATCCTTACGCTACCTTCGTAGAAAACTTTAGAGCAAAACATAGGATACCCGTAGAAGAACTAAGGAGTTTCTGTGATAAGTTAGGGGAAATGCATAAGCAATCAATATTTAAAAAACTAAGAGTATGATTATTACAAAGGACAATTTTATATGGAAAGAAGTTTCTCACTCAGCAATAGATTTATTTAGAGCTAACGCAGTAGAACTATTTGCAGTTCACCACGATGAATCAGAAAGCTTATTAGAATCTGAAGAGGAGATTAATTTCTGCGGCGAGAACAACATACCTATATGTATTGAAGTTGGAAAGCTTCCAAAAAAATACACGGATGCTTGCTCTTGGAACAACAGCGAGAAAAAACTAATAGATAATTATTGGTACGTAAGAATATCAGATATTTCTAAGTAAAATATTTGGTAGTACACTAGAATTATACTATATTTGAACAATTATTAAACTTTAATTTATTTACAATGGAAAGACTAAATATTATAGACTTTGATGCGGGAATAGAGACCGCTCAAGAAAAGCCCGACAAACATTACCTAACAAGGTTAGACCTATTAAAAGATGCAAGCAAAAAAGAAAAGAAGTTTGCTTGGTTGGATACGGGTAGATTAATGAGTCGAAAGGATTATGAAAAAAACTACCTTACCGAAGATTCTAAAATATCATACAACGATTTCAATATTTCAAGCAACTGCAAAGATATTATGAGGTACGGAGGAGGTATGATAGTGCAGTTATTGGACAGTGATTTATGCATGGCTGTTACAGTAACACAGAACGAACACGGAATACAGAAAAAAGTATTTCAAAAAAAATCAGTCGCAGAGTGCGAAGATATATTGTATAACAGTGTAAAAGAATTTATTTAAGATGGGAAAATCAAGCGAAGAATTTATGAGACAAAGAGAACAAGAGCCTACTAATCCATACCTTGTGTCTTCGAAGACACAAATGGAGGATTTGTTTAAGTATTTTGGAGAAATTTTTTCACAAAAACAAACATACAAAGATGAAGAAACAAATTTTTAAAAGTTACGCAGATAAGATTTCAGCTTTATACGATGTAGAGTTGGAATCATTATTCCAAAAGAATAAAAGTAGAGAGATAGTAGACGCTAGGTATATGTTATATTACTTATGCAAAGAAAGAAGTATGAAGGTAATTCAGATACAATCTTTTATGGAGGAGCAAGGCTATAGCATATCTCATTCAAGTATTATTCACGGAATAAACGTAGTCAAGGAAAACTCTTTGTGTGACAAAGACTACAGAACCTTTATAAAAAACTTTAACAATGAGTTACACTCTACAAGATATATATAATCAAGCTAATTCTGACAACAACATAGCTAAGATAGATTCTAAATGTTGTAACTCTGTAATCTCAAAAGGAGTTAAGATAGAAAGAGATATTCAAACGGGTGAAATAGTTATATACAATACCCATCTAGGCGGTGATTTCTATAGGGAAATAGAGAGTAATGAGTATCTTTTTTTTGAAGAAAAAGGTTGGGTTTATGGAAAATATGTCGTATCTTTGTCTAACTACCGTAGAAAACTTGACGTTATTGAGGAGAGAATAAGAGCTGAAATTAACACAAGAAAAAATGGAAGATACATAATGGGTCTCAAGGATATGAGAGAGCATTACCTACTAAAGTTTTCCGAATCAAGTAAGATTATCAATCAATTAAATTAAATAAACTATGTCAAATTCAAAAACAAAATCAGTGTTTGAAACACTGTCAGCCATTAACGTAAATGATAAGGTTGAAAAGAAGAACAATCTAACTTACTTATCTTGGGCTTGGGCTTGGGGAGAAGTTAAGAAACATTATCCTAGTGCAACGTATGAAGTTCAGTGCGGCGATTCAGACTTACCATACGTATACGATGAGAGTCTTGGGTATATGTGTAGAACTATCGTTACAATAGAAGGGGAGACGCTAGGTATGTGGCTACCCGTTATGGATGGTGCTAACAAATCTATGAAGGCTGAAGCTTATGAGTTCGAAACAAGGTATGGAACTAAGAAGGTTGCGGGTGCAACTATGTTCGATATAAACAAGACTCTTATGCGTTGTCTAGTTAAGAACCTAGCAATGTTTGGATTAGGTCACTACATTTATGCGGGTGAAGACTTACCCGAAACAGAGAGTGAAACTCCAAAGGTTACAGTAGCCCCTAAGAAGGAAGTAAAAACAATCAAACTATCAAAGGGTGATGCGAATTGGGATAAGGTATTGAAGTACGTGGTAGCTAACAAGTCTGCGGGTGCTGATAAATTAATTTCTCAACTCAAGACTAAGTACGGATTCACAGCTACTATTGAGAAAGAGATTCAAAAGGCTATCGCATAATGAAAGATGTGATAGAGAAGCTAAAAGATGACAAGTATTACTATGGAGAGGGAGGTAAAAAATTCCTCTCTAATAGTGATATAGGTACTCTTCTTACTAATCCGAGGGAGTTCGGAGTTAGTAGACCCGATAATCAAAACTTTGCAAAAGGTAGATATTTTCATCAGTTATTAATAGAACCCGACAAGGCTAGTGAAGTCGTAACTATAGATTCATCATCACGTAATACAAAGCTTTACAAGGAAGCTATTGCTGAGATGGGTGTAGAGGTTGCTTTACTAACTAAAGAGGCTGAGGAGGTTGTTAATTTAACTGATACCATGAAGAATAACCTATACTTTTTTGATAACATATACAAGGATGGAAACATCTATGAAGAACCCGCTGTCAAAGAGATAATGGGTCTTATGTGGAAAGGTAAAGTGGACATCGTATGTGATGATATGCTTATTGATTTAAAGACAACAAGCAAGCTAGCTGACTTTAAGTGGAGTGCTAAGAAGTACAACTACGATAGTCAAGCATACATATACCAACAACTATTTAACAAGCCTTTGATATTCTTTGTAATAGACAAGACATCGCATCAGATGGGTGTATTCAGACCTACTGAGGAGTTTATTAGGGGCGGCGAAGAGAAGGTAAAGAGGGCGGTTGAGGTATATAACACCTTCTTTGGGGATACTCCCAAGGAAGAACTGTCAAGCTATTTCATAGATGAATATCTTTAGAAGACTAGTGTCTTCGAAGACACAAAAAAAACGGGTAATGTGGTTTCAAATTCCAATGGATTGCATTACACGAGAAGAGAAACAAGAAGTTATCCTTCAAACTATAAACACATTGGAAGAACAAATAAACATTATTAGTTATGAGTAACACAGAGAAAGTATTCGCAAACGGATTTTCATTCAAGAGAAGAGAGGGTGCTCCCGATTTTGTAATTGGACAACAGTCAATCAAGGTTGACGAAGCTATTGTCTTCTTGAAAGAAAACCAAAAGAATGGTTGGGTGAATCTTAATGTAAACAAAGCACGTAGTGGAAAACTATATGTAGAGTTAGATACATTCGAACCAAAGAAAAAAGAAGAGGTATCAGATGGTGTAGACTTCTAATAAACTAACAATCAGTCAGTTAAGGGGTATCATTGATACCCTTTTTTTGACCCCTAATGTTAGGTATGCAAAATAATTACTATTATATACTGTATATATTTTTTTTAATTATATATTTATTTTATATTCGTACTATCGTTTTTAAAATTAACATTTTCAACACTGTTATTGAGAATCAGTTAGTTAACTAATTAAATTTAACATTAAATCTACACTACTATGTCACACATCATCACAATCTTCCGAAACATACACGATACATCTACACCGTTCCACAGAAATGTGGATGGTATTCTTAAGAGAATAAAAGATGGAGCAACTAAGGAAGTAGTTAAGAAAATTAGACTTGAGAAAGACAAGTCACAACGTAACGAACTTAAGAAAGCATTACCATCAATATGTTTTTCGGGTAAGTTCACCAAAAGAAATGACTCATCACTACTAGAGCACAGTGGATTAATATGCTTAGACTTTGATGGGTATGAATCCAAAAAGGATTTGTTACAAGACAAGGAAGTTATATCCAAAGACAAGCACACATTCTCTGTGTTTATTTCACCATCGGGTAACGGTCTTAAGGTTCTTGTCAAGATACCACAAGACGAAGAGAATCACGTTAAGTATTTCAACTCTCTTGAGAAACGATTCAGCAGCAAGTACTTTGATAAAACTTGTAAGAACTTGAGCAGAGTTTGTTACGAGTCTTACGACCCATTAATTTATGTGAATGAAAATTCAAGTGTATGGGATAAGATTGAAGAGACTGAATACAGAGAGGTTGTTGTTCATCAAGATGCTCCTACGATACCAATCACAGATGAGAACAAGGTTGTTGAGATTCTAATGAAGTGGTGGCTTAAGAAGTACCCAATGGTTGAAGGTCAACGAAATCAAAACACATACATTCTTGCAATGGCATTGAATGATTATGGAATCAACAAGAGTTTGGCAATGTATGTGATGAATCAATTCACAACTCAAGGGTTCACTGCTCAAGAAGTTCAAAGAACTGTTGACAGTGCGTACAGCAACAGTCAAAACTTTGGAACTAAGTACTACGAGGATGAAGAGAGAATAAACCAAATCAAAGCAAAGCTTAGAAGAGGTGTCTCAAAAAAGGAGGTTCGTCATCAGTTGGAGGAAGCACAGATTGATGGCGATGTTATCGAGTCTGTTTTGAATCGTGCTGAAGAGGAGAACAAGTCAAAAGTATTTTGGACAAAATCAGACAAGGGAGTTATTAAGATAGTGCACGTTTTGTTTAAGCAGTTCTTAGAAGACAATGGCTTCTATAAGTATTGCCCCGAAGGAGGTCGTAACTATGTGTTTGTAAGGGTAGAGAATAACCTTATAGACCATACATCAGAGAAGGAGATAAAAGACTTTATACTGAACACATTGATTACTCTTGATGACTTGTCAGTGTATAATTACTTTGCAGAGAATACAAGGTACTTTAGAGAGGAGTTCTTGACTCTTCTTTCAACAGTAGACATCTACTTTATAGAAGATACAAAAGATACAGCATACTTGTACTACACAAACTGTGCTGTTAAGATTACAAAGAATGAGATTCTTCCTATTGACTATATGGATTTAGGTGGATACGTTTGGAAAGACCACGTAATTGATAGAACTTTTAATCTATGTAGTGGTGATGGTTGCGACTACCAAAAGTTCTTGTCAAGAATTAGTGGTGATGATGCTTCAAGGTTGAAGTCTATGGAGAGTACAGTAGGATTTCTTATGCACGCACACAAAAATTTATCATATTCTCCCGCAGTAATTCTTAATGACGAAGTTATATCTGACAATCCCGAAGGAGGTACAGGTAAAGGATTGTTTATGAATGCACTATCTAATATGAAGAAGTTAGTTGTTATTGATGGTAAGTCTTTTACCTTTGAACGTTCGTTCGCATATCAGTTAGTGTCGGCAGATACGCAGATACTTTGCTTTGATGATGTAAAGAAACACTTTGATTTTGAAAGGTTGTTTAGCGTTGTAACAGAAGGGTTGACCTTGGAGAAGAAGAACAAGGATGCAATCAAGATACCATTTAGTAAGTCACCTAAGATAGCAATCACAACTAACTATGCCATAAAGGGTAGTGGTAATTCATTCGCTAGAAGAAAGTGGGAACTAGAGTTGCACCAACACTACAACAAAAACTTTACTCCATTGGATGAGTTTGGAAGGTTGATGTTTGGAGATTGGGATGATGATGAGTGGTGTAGCTTTGACAACTATATGATTGAATGCTTACAGTCTTATCTAGATAAGGGATTAATAAAAAGTAACTTTGTAAATCTTGAGGTTAGACATTTATCCGCTAAGACTAACCACGAGTTCATAGAGTGGTGTGGTATAATTGATGGAACTCAAAATCCAAAACTTAAAACCAACAAGAGAATCTATATGCAAGTTCTTTACAGTGACTTTATAGAAGACTATCCTGACTATGCACCTAGAACTAGAATGAGTATATCACGTACTAAATTCTATAAGTTCTTACAAGCTTATGCTGATTTTAAAGATGGGATTGAGTTTGAAAAGGGTAGAGACTCTTCGGGGAATTGGATGATACTAAGAGAGAGAGACGCTGAGTATGTATCAGATTTTTAATTATGGATGTAATAGAAAACAAGTACGGATTTAGTAATGAGAAAATGCTTAATCAATGTAGGTTGCTACACAGAGTTATGTTTCAAAAGGTAGATGTAAAAACGGGAAGAGGTAGAAACGTAAAGGTTGTTAAGGAGTTTAAATACAGGTGCGAAGGAGATGATGATGTTCGTGCTAGGATTGAGCGAAGTATTAATTGGTATGACATACCATAAAAAAAAATCAAATGGAATTTAGAGACTATCAAACAGAGATTATAAAAAAAGGTACGGATATTTTACGTACAAGTAATTTTGTCTACCTAGCTATGGAGGTTAGAACAGGTAAGACCTTGACTAGTTTAGGGATATGTGATAAGATGGGTGTTGAAAATGTTTTGTTCTTAACAAAAAAGAAAGCAATGTTATCAATTAGTAGGGATTATGATTTGATTTGCCCCGCATCTTTTGTTATGTTTGTAATGAACTATGAAAGCATTCATAAACTACCCAATGTAAAGTGGGATATTATTGTGTGTGATGAGTCTCATTCAATGGGAGCTTATCCTAAACCAAGCAAGAGAGCAAAGCAAGTGAAGGAGCTTATTCAGAAGAACAACAGTAAGGTTATATTTCTTTCGGGAACACCAACACCCGAATCGTACAGTCAGATGTATCATCAAGTGTACGGTATAAAAGGCAATCCTTTTAGCAGTTACAAAAACTTTTACAGATTCTCTGATGATTATGTTAAAGTTAAAACAAGACCTATAGGAGGTCTTAACATACGTGACTACTCTACAGGTCTAGAAACCATAATAGATGCGGTAAAACCATTCACGATTAACTACTCGCAAGCAGAAGCAGGCTTCAAGGTTAAGATAAAAGAAAAGATTCTTGAAGTTGAGATGAGTGACATGACGTACAAGTTGGCAGCGAAGTTGAAGAAGGATTTAGTTATAGAAGGAAGTGATGAAGTTATTTTGGCAGATACTCCCGTGAAGTTGATGATGAAGTTGCATCAATTGTATTCGGGAACTATTAAGTTTGAGTCGGGAAATTCAAAGATAATAGACTTGAGCAAGTCTCAGTTTATCTATGACAACTTTTGCACCAACAAGATAGGAATATTCTATAAGTTCAAGGAAGAGTTGAAGGCTCTTAAGGAAGTTTACGGAGACCAACTAACCACAGAACTTAGTGTCTTCGAAGACACAGATAAGAGTATAGCTCTTCAGATTGTTTCGGGAAGGGAAGGTATCTCTCTAAAGCAAGCCAAGTATTTAGTGTACTACAATATTGATTTCAGTGCAACAAGTTATTGGCAGAGCAGGGATAGGATGACTACCAAAGACAGAAGTAACAACGAAGTGTATTGGGTGTTCGCAAAGAACGGTATTGAGCACGACATATATAAGTCTGTTCAGCAAAAAAAAGATTATACACTTAGACATTTCAAGAAAGATTTACTAAGTTTGTAATTATGACAGAGCAGCAGATACAATCTAAAAGAATAAAACAACTTGAGGCTGAGGGGTACTACGTATTAAAGTTGGTTAAGACAAACAAGAACGGTATTCCCGATTTATTGGCACTAAAAGAAAGCGAAGTTCTTTTTATAGAAGTCAAGAGACCTGAAGGTAGGTTGTCAAAATTGCAAGAATATAGATTAAAAGAATTAGAAAAGTATGGATTCAACACAGAGGTTTACAGAGGATAATGATTACATAGGTTACGAAGTTGATTTTTGGGTTATGGATATTCTGCAATCACTATCTAGTGACGTTGCAAAAAATATACAAGCTCAAATAGAAGACAACTACTTAGACCTTAAAAAAGTAAACGGTTGGTCTCAGTATATTGGAGGTGTAGTCAAAGGGAAGAATCCTTATTTCTTTGAGATTGAATTTCTTAATGAGATGGGAACAGTTCCAATATTTTTAGACATTCAGCCAATAGATGTTGATACATACTTAGATTATATAACAAACAAACAAACACTTAAAACTTATGAATAAATTAGAAACACATAGAAAAACACAAGCTATTACTTTAAAGAACATTGTAAATTCAGTTTACGAGCTAGACCTTATGGATAAATGCAGAAGGAGGGAGTATACAGATGCTCGGTTAACATTTATGAGTATAATGTATGATGAAGGCTATGGGTATACTGCTATTGGAAGAATGATAGGTAAGAATCACGCAACAATTATTCATTGTTTAAAGTCATTAGATTGGATGCTTAAAAATGAAAAATCTTTTATATCAAAGTACCATATAGTAAAAGAAGTTTACAATTCACACGATATGTTGCTTGAGCATAAAAGTAGTTTGCAATTAAAAAACCTATTAATTCTTGCAAATAATCAAATAAAAATGTTAAATTTGGACAATGCTAGTCTAAAAGATGAATGTAAATCGTTCAGAGAGAGAGAAGGAAGGTTCTCATCTTTGTTTGAATTGATAACTGAAAGAACAAAAGATAAGGATATCCCGGTAATACACAGAAAACTTAATACGATATACAATGGATTATAAATTTGAAGACGTAGATAAAATTATTGGATTCTCTTCTTGGAGTCTAAAGCAAAAGCTAGATGAGTTGTACAGAATAGATTCTGATATGTACTGTAACTTAGGTACTGACTCAACAAAAAAAGAAAAGCAAGATGTAAAAGCAAAGTCTAGAAAGATATATTCAGCAATCAAAAAGATTGATGAAAAAACAGGAAAGACACTTTTGTTTGCAATGGATAGTAAGTAGTAGTAGAAGTATGTATAGAGTTAAAACAGAAAGGCTGAGTTATGTAAATCATTTGATGGATGAGTTGCACTCATGCCTTAACTCTATATATGAGGACATGATTGATGAAGACTATGCTCAATTAGATTTGAATCTAAAGGATATGATTAATAAAATAGAAGAGATACAAGAATCTTTTGATGATAAACTTTAAAAATTATGGCTAATAAAAGAATAAGATTAACTCCCGAAGAGTTTGACTTAGTAAACGAAAAGAGAGCTTCTAATCTAGAGAACGTCAATGATAACACTTCATTAGATATACACTTACAAGAAAGAGGTATAGATAAGAAAGATGTAGTCAGTGTTAAGCATTGGCAAAGTGCAAGCGGTGAGTATAGATTTTCTATTGTAACCAAAGAAGATATAGGATTAAACCACGAAGATTTGTTTGGTAGGATAAATGAATTGGTTTCTAGCCACGCTCCCGAATACTCATTCCCTGAAATAAAGAAGAAGCAAAATAAGAACTTATTAGTTATAAATCCTGCAGACATACACATAGGTAAGTATGCAAACTCCGAGGAGACAGGTGAGGATTATGACTGCGAGATAGCTGTCAATAGAGTTATAGAAGGTGTCGGAGGTTTGCTAAAACAAGCAAGTGGTTTTGAGATAGATAAAATTTTATTCTGTATCGGAAACGATATTCTTCACGTAGATAATGTATACAATACAACTACAAAGGGTACACCACAAGACGCTGATGGCAAGTGGTGGGAGCATTACGAAATTGCACTTCAGTTATATGTAAAGTGTATTGAAATGTTAAGACAGGTTGCACCTGTTGATGTGGTTCACAGTATGAGTAACCACGACTACCAATCAGGTTTTCACCTAGCACACACATTAAAAAGTTGGTTCAGAAAAGCAGAAGATATTAGGTTTGATATCAGTGTTTCTTATAGAAAGTATTATAAGTACGGAACAAATCTAATAGGAATCGAGCACGGTGATGGAGCAAAACTAGATAGCCTTCCTTTGCTTATGGCTCAAGAATGTCCTAAGCGTTGGGCATCAACAAGCCACAGGTATTGGTACTTACATCATCTACACCACAAAGTAAAACACAAGTGGAGAGACGCAAAAGATTTTATAGGGGTTACAGTTGAGTATATGAGAAGCCCTTCTGCTGCTGATAGTTGGCACTCAAGAAAGGGTTACACGGGAGCACCTAAAGCTGTTGAAGGATTTATACACAGTAAGAAGAGTGGTCAAGTAGCAAGGCTAACTCATTTTTTTTAAATTAAAATTATATATTATGAATTGTCCTATGTGTAGTATAGAATTGCTTTGGGGTCAAGATTTTGATTCTGAAGACTTTGGTCAGGAAGAAGGCGGTATAGTTAGTGTTAACACTTGTGTTAATCCTGCTTGCTCTGTTAAGACTGTTGAGGTTTATACAAATAATGAGGTTTGAGAATAGAAAAGATTTAGATAGGGAGCATAAGGCTATTAGATTTTTTGTAGATATATTTGGAGGTAGCTTTAAAAAGCTAGACCCTAACGACATAGACTTTAAGGTCTTTGATAAAGACTCTAATCTAATAGCTTATGTAGAGGTGAAGGGTAGAAAGAGGATGATTAAAGACTCTTTTCCGTTGCCTGTCTCAGCGTACAAGTTGGTAAAGCTTAGTTCTAAGAGGTTGAATCCTGTTGTGATATGGGCTTGTGAGGATGGAATAATATATGGAAAGATAATAGATATACAAGGAACTATAAAGTGGGGAGGTCGAAAACCTAGAGAGGGTTCACACAATGACCAAGAGCTTATGGTTTACTTTAATGATTCAAAAGAGTTTAAAAAATTAAAATATTAAAAATGAGTTGGTTAAGCAAGTTATTAGGAACAGGAACAAAAGGCATTGGAGACTTGGCGAAAGACATTCGTGAAGCTATCAAGGGAAAAGAGTTAGACCCAAACAAGCAACTTGAAACTGCTGAAAGGTTGGTTGCATTACAGACAAAGATTAACGAGGTTGAGGCAGGTCACAGAACAATGTTTGTGGCGGGTTGGAGACCTTTTATTGGTTGGGTTATAGGTGTAGCTCTATTGTATAATTTTATTCTAAGAGACTTAATTATTTTCGCACATCCTGAATGGAGTGACTTGCCTGCTTTGCAGATGGATGAGTTGTTTACAATACTATTTGGTATGTTAGGTTTAGGTGGAATGAGAACGTGGGAGAAAAAACAAGGGCTTACAAAATGATAAATAAAATATTAAAAAAACTTAGGTACACCAACAAGCTAACATCATATCAAAAGTTTGCATCAAGAGTTGGTTATATGGGTAGTGGATTTTTAATTGCTGCTCAATGGAGAATAGACCCTGTACTTTATGTTATAGGGTTTGTATTTGTTATAGTTCAAACGAGTTCTAGAAAACAATGGAATCTAGTGGCTCTTAATTTAAACGGGCTCATCGCTTGGTTAGTACATTTATTATTATGAAGTTAACACATTGGGGATTAAGTGTAGGTATGGTAAAAGGATTACTTGTAGGGGTAAGACACTATGAGTTTACAGTAGGTGATGCCTATGAAGTAGACCACGTTTTATATTTAGGAATATTTCAGGTGTTTCTTACTATGAGATACGAATAATTTTTGTGTCTTCGAAGACACTAGTATCTTCTACCCTTTCGTCTTCTCCTTCTTTTCTCTTGAAGTTTTGTCTTAGGTTTTATCCTCTTAGGTAAATCGCTACTACCATACTCAGCCTCCCATCGAACTGCTATCTCAGGGAGGTTCTTGTGCATATATCTTCTTTGTGCTTCGCTTTTAAATGGCATACCTATATTAATAATCGTTATATATTTCTTCTAACATTCTTTCTCTTTCTTCTCTCTGCTGTGCTTTGAGTTCCTTCATCTCCTCTTCATACTCTAGGTCTCTAAGGTCTTCCATTTCATCATAGAGTTCGGGAAAGTATTTCTTCATCTCCTTCTTAGTAAGTTTCATTTCTTTCTTACTAGGCTTCTTTTTCTTCATTCCTTTTATTTGATACTCAGAGAAATTCAATATTCTAAGTATAGCTTCTCCGGGGTCAAGACCACCTTCAACAAGCTTCTGAATATTTCCTGACATTTTATTTACGTTGGATGCGGGCAATCCTGTCATACTAACCAATTCTAATTGGAACTTTCTCCAAGCCGCTGCAGCTTTTTCAGGGTCTTTTATTTTAGATGCCCTTACAGCAGACTCTGTTATTAATCGTGATTGATTTAATATACCTGCAGTTTTTATGCCTCCCGCCCAAGGCTTTGCTGTGAAAAAGTCTCCTGCCATATTCACCATCTCTCCTAATATAAAGAATGCGTTCAAGTTACCAATGATTGCAGCTCTTAACAAATCTTCTTCCTCATCATCTCTCCAATCTCTAAGAGCTCCCGGTAATCCCATTGCTATCCACTGAAAAAATACAGGCATCATAATGTGATAGGTAAACATTGTTCTAATGTTCTGAGTAACAGTTCCTTTTCCTGCTGACTTATCCCAAGCCTTCATCTTTCTCCATAAAGACCTACTAGATTGTATCTCTTTTCTTAAGTATTGCTTAGGTGTTGTAAGGAACATATTCAAAGCTCTGCTTATAGGGTCTGAGGTTTGGAATAAATCCTTATCCTGCAAGTCTCCTGACTGCTGTGTTCTCTTGGTATCTCTTTCAAACTTAATAACCGCATGGTCAATAGCCTCCTGCTCTGTTGCATTTGGATTCTTCTTTTTAAACTCAGCTTTATAGTAGCTGTAGTTAGGAAGACCTCCAAGATATATCGCTGCCCTGTCTCCAAACTTAGTTGTGAATAGCAAGAAGTTATTCATAAAGTCTTTAGTCTCATTAGGTAAGAAACTTTTAAGTTCAGTAGAATCTGCATAACTTTCAATAGCTCTCATAATACCATCGAACTTTCTGTCTTGCATATATACAGAATTGTCTCTAACCTCTTTGTATAGTTTCTTAAGCTCGCTCATATTTGTAAACGCATACTTAGCCCAATTAGCAAATCCAATATCATTTGCGTATGTCACAAATGAAGTCAACTGCTTAATCATTACTACAGGGTTAAGACCTAATCTAGATGTGATGAATACATTGTTCATACCATTTATCCACTTAGCTGTAAGACCTGTTCTAGTTCCCTTGTTTGCTAGTTTTTGAATAGCTGTTGTTATCAAGCTCATAGTGTACTTACCGTGAACATCTTCAATAGCCTTCTTTATATACTCATTAGTAAACAATTTATTTATATCTCTAACAGCTTCAGCGTATGCTGCAAAGTATTCCATATCATATAGATAAGTAAACAAAGCATCACTACCATCTGTCTCCGCAATTTTGGCATTTGTTTCCTCTCTAACTTTTGTAGATGCAGCACCTACAGTGTTATTAAAAGGAGCTCCAACACCTGAAATCAAATCCATTGGTTCAGTTATAACACCTTCCCTGTAAATCTTACCCGCATAGTTTTCATGCTGAGGCATATTGGTTCGATATATTTTTCTATATGTAGCATTATAATGGTTGTACAATGCAGGGAATAAAACCTCAACTTGCCAATCTGCAAACTCTTTTACCTCCGGCTCAAGAGCATTGGTCATATCCTCCATAACTCTAGCGTAGTTAACACCATACATATTTTGAAATGCAGGATGGTTAGCAGAGTCTTTGTACTGATTATAGTAATAGTACATTTGGTTTTGACTAAGAATTAGCTCATTCTCTCGTATAGCTTTCTCTAGTTTCTGTTTGTTTTCTGTGGTTCTGTTTTTGTTGTACTCGTCTTGAGCTTCTTGAACCTCATTTTTATTTATGTAGATACCTGTTACCTTTGTTTTTCTAAACTCTCTAGATTTCTTTTTCCAATTTTTACCGTAGTATTTTTGCATAGTCTCTCTAAGCATAGTCTCAATAAGCATTCTTCTAGCTTTAAAAACTCTTGATGACGCATCAATACGCTCGGTTACTAACTCTTGACTCTTTCCTCCAAACATTTCACCCGGCATTTTGGATATCATATCCATCAATCCATCCAAAGCTTCTGCTGTGTTTATAAGGTTAGATGTTATTGCATTAGCCATTTTTCTTTGAAGGTTTTTTAATCTACCTTCTACTTTGTTTCTTTTGGTTTCAAGACCTCTTACTCTCTGCTTAGACTTAAGTTTTTCTATCCAAGAACTGTCTTTCAAATCAACCTTATCCCCTGTAACATCCTCATACAATTCAGCAAATTGTCTCTTGTACTCTTCAGACTGAGCAGCCATCTCTGCTTTTAACCTAGTCTTACCTTCTGTAACTAAATCTGATATGAACTGAGACACAGCATCTAACGCAGCCACCTTATCAATATTGGTGTCTTCCATTAAGTAGCTGTTGTTTATGTTCATAGCTATCATCAACTCAGTCATCTGCTCTACTATCTCTGAGGTTTGCTCAGGGTCTGCATCTAACTTATTGTACTGAGTCAATAGCTTTTCATTAGCTGATAGTATCTCTTCAGATGTTGCTGTTTCCGGGAGTATAAATTTTTTGATTCTATCAATAGCTTCTTTTGTAGCTACATCAATCTTATACCCTTTGACTCTGTTACCTTGTAGGTCTGTGTACTTACCTTTCAAGAATGAATTAATTTGATTCTTAAGAGCAGCTACATTTTTAGATGCTGCAAACTCTATAATCTCATCCATCAAGTTCTCTATATTGTTCTCATCTGCTATAGTAATTTTATTAATCAGCTTCATTGTCTCAGACTTGGTATACAAATCTTTAGGCAAAGCCTTTCTCATAAAGTTTCTAAGCTCACGTTTAAGAGCTTGTAAGTTCTTCTTAGCTCTAAGAGATTGTCTAACAAGTAAACGTGCAGCACGTAGCTTCTGACCCATATTTTGCGTAGGTCTCTGCCCTGTGCTCTTCTGTAACTCAGACTGCATTTTTGCTTGCTGAACAGATAAACCTTTTTTGTACTTAGTAACTCCTTTTTCTACGTAAGCCTCAGCCTCTTTCTTATACTCAGGCTGTGCTTCTAAGAACTCAATAGTCTTGTCCATTATCTGTGCTTGACTAATAGGGTTCTTTCTTTTTTTGTTTCTAGCTGTTTCTTTTTTCTGAAACTGTTTTACTCTTTCGAATAATCTAAGACCAACTTTTGCACCACCTTTTACGTTACCAAAACTCTTAGGTAGGGTAGTAAGCTTGTCTACTTTCATAGCTAATAACTCATCTACCTCTGTAGCCGACATACCTTTTCTTCTAACCAAGAAATCTTTAATAGCGGCATCAGTAAAGTTATTATCCCTAGCTTCGTTTATGTATTCTACTGTTTCTAATTGGTTTCTAGTTTTTACCTGCGTGTAATCAACTACAGGAACTTCTTGTATGCCAAGTTCTTGAGATGCAATTGCTCTATGTCTACCATCACTATTACGTACATCAGTAGCGTCTAAAGAGTACAAAGTTAGAGGGTCTAATTTTTTACCATCTTGAATGTGCTTCTTCAAATCATCTACATTCTCTCTTGTCTCTTCATCTATCTCTAGATTCTTGGCTTTGCTCAAGAAATCTTGAGGAGACATCATAGTAAGTACACCGCCTCTAGCTTTAAAGTCACCTTCACCATACCACTGTCCTTCTGTTTCCATTGGATAGGTGTCTAGTTGCTGTCTAGTTTTTGCTTTCTTAGGAGTGAATCTAGTTCTTTGGTAGTCGTCAAATACATATATAATATCTTCAGGTCTAACGTCTTCTGTTGACTCCAACAAGCTTTCTCTTTTTTGCTTGTCTGTCATCTCCATTCTTTTCTGAACATTTCTAGACTCAACCTCACCACCTATTCTTAAGTAGGCTTGCGTGTCACCATTGTCTAGCTCTTCTAAAGCCTTAACAAGACTTCTTAATTCAGAGATATCGTTAAATATTTCTTCTTTACCATTTTGCTTGTACTCTATAGTAAGAGCGTCAATAAGATTCAACGCTTGCTGCATACTAATATCTTTGTTACTACCTACGGTAAAACCTTCTATAAATTGTATAGCGTGTTGAAGCTCGTGGTTCAAAACACTTTCAAACTTCTGAATAGCTTTTGTTTTGTCTCCTTTAAAGATATCAGAGTTTATAACAATTTGATTGTTCTCAGCGTCATAGAATCCTAACGAACCTTTTGTCATCAATTCATTAAAGCCATCTTTAAATGTATTGGTCACGTATAGTTTTGCCTCACCTATCTTAGGGTACTGCTTAACTATGTCAGTCTTTACAATATCTTTTAATGAGTATGAAGCACCTTTAATTGCATTATCTAAAGTCTTGTCAAAAGTAAAAGGTGTTTTCTTCCAAAACGAATCCACTAGTTTAGTGTCTTCAGTTTCGTACTTCCACATATTATCTTTACCAAGTTCCCATCCTGTAGCTCTTTTTATAACTAAAGGGCTCTTGCCTTGTCTAGTCATCTCTTTAGCTAGTGTGTAGTTTACTCTAACCCCTTGTTGCATAAGAGCGTTCTCTCCTATCAACTGCTGTCTAGCCTTAGACTTTTCTTCAGTTGTAAGTTTGTCGAACTCAGCACCCGCTTCAGGGCTGATGACTTTTTTACCTGAACCATAAGGGGCTATTGCCTGAGAAGCCATTGCTCTCTTGCCTTCATACTTCTCTCTCATCTCTTTTGGCATAAGCTGAAGAGCATCTATTTTTCTGTCCGGAACACCTATAACTTCTCCTTCTACTGTATTGTTATAAGTTGAATGATTAGAACCTTGTCTAGCTCCTGTTGGTTTTAGCACCAACATAATATCATTTTGCTTGAAATCATTCTCTCTATAAAACCCATCTCTTAATGCATCTATATCTGTATACCCATCAATAGAGTTTACAAACTTTGTAAATGCAGTGTTCGGGGTGTTCTTAGACTTATTCAACGCTATTAAGAAAGGCTTTCTATCTGTAGTATCTTTCAGCTCTTCCCATGAGTTGTATTCGTTTAAAGTATCTTTAATTACCTTTATAGGTTTTGCTTCTAATGCTTTCTTTTTAAAAGTATTAAAGTCACCTAATTTAGATGTCATTACATCATAAACTTTTTTATTAAAAAGCTTACTAACTTCAGGAGAACCACTTATTATAAATAAGTAATCAGCTTCCTTAGAGTTCTTTTCTATAGTTTTAGTACTAACACTACTTGCCCAAATATCTCCTTCTACTTGATGAGCAAAACTAGGACCACCATCAATGGTTTCATTAATACCCAATTGGTCAGCTACCCAAAACCAAACCTTTTGTTTCTTGGCTACAATATCTTTTATTAATGATGTTATATCAAATTGTTTTTCAGGAGTAACTAATGAGTTCTCATAGCTATCCTTAAACTCCAATCTACTTTCTCTAGTTTTTGGCAGAACTATTTCTGTTGGTGTACCTATAGGGTTAGTTCCGTTGTCTAGTTCCTCCAATAAAGAAACATCTTCTGCTTGTAGTTCAATACCCGCAGCCAACCTGCTTGACAATGTATTAAGTAAATCAATAACATCCTCTTCGCTTTTTG